CGAGCCGATGCTCGGAAGCTATATCTTGAACTCCTATTTGAGTGCCTAATTTTGCTATATTAGCAGAAGAAGCAATGCACTGTTTTAACTTTTCGTCCCAATTGGACGAGTCTTCAGAGATAATAACGGAAGCGCACAATTCGTCAAGCATGTTTTTTTCCGACTTACTTAACCTCTTCTTTGATGATTTGTTTTTCATCTCTGATTGAGCGGTTTTCTTCAAAGCTTCGGTTTGGTATATAACGCTCTGAAGAGATTCTCTGCTGTATAAATCCTTTGCCCTGGACTCTTGCGGTATGTCAGAAGTCCCGATAGGTCTTCCAACTTCAGACTTAGCTTTTGGCTTCTGAACGTTTCCTTGGGGCGGATCAGGGGGATTTATCATTGGGGTTCCGCCAACGATAGGGTTAAACATCCCATCTTTTCTTTGTTTGATAAATTCTTTTTGAGCGGAATCCAAATCCTCCGAATTGGGGTATGTCCCCTTGTTTAGAACCTCCATTCCTTGCTGTGGAGTGATAACACCCAGCTCCATAAGTCTTGTTGCGACCCTTTGTAATTGGACCTCATCCTTAACGTCTGTCTCTTGAAATTTAACGACGGGGTATTTTCTAAAACCTAAATTCTGGCAAACCATTTTTATTTGAGGTTGAAGAAAATCATACAAAAAAGCGTTCCTAGATTCCTTTAACCTTTCCATAAAGATTGTTGTTTTGACCTGCGTATTGCTATACCTTTCGTCTCCTACTATAACGTTCTGAAGCCCTTCTTTTATATCAGCGTTAATAACCTCGTACTTGCTGGGGCCAACAACCTTGCCTATATCTGGAATTATAAATTGAGCTTTAGTGGTGTAATCGCTAACTAAAACTCGGCCCACGCTTTCGTTTTTGAATAAGTTTTGCATGGCCTCCATGTTTCTCGGGTTAATACCTCCCTTATCGGGCTCCGCACCCATTGTTATGAGAAGTATAACATTCTCAATAGTTCTACAGATAGCTTGATCTATTTTTTTTAGTTCTAATTTGAAGTTGATATCGTCTAGTACTGGATAACCAAATGGAATAGCAAAAGGTTCGTAATCCTGCTTTTTATAAAATGAGTATATTAATTTAGACGGGTCAAGCTTTATATTTATTCCGTCTGAGTTATAGTTTCCGTTAACAATTTTATCCTTAACGCTTTTATCTAAAGAATCAAATACTTCTTGATCATAGTCGGTCTTTGGATTCTTTAATCTCTCTATATCGTACTCTGAAAGTACTTTTTCGTACGCCCCCGACTCAAAAGAGCTTGCTTTATTCGCTGTAATGTCAAAAGGGTTAAGCATAACATACCTAACCGGCAGTTTGCCGGGTTGCAGCGATATGGTTGACCCGTAAACTTTACTTAATTTATCGAAATCGTCCTTAGAAAAAGAGCCATCAACTCTGTATAAAAATATATTACCGCTTCGATAATATTCTCTAAAATACTGATCCTTTAGATTCCATAGGTTGATTTTGTCAAACCATTTAGTTATAAAATCTCTTGATTTTTGAGTTCCTCCTTCAAGGTATACCTCTGCATTAGCAAACTCAGACATAACGTCTATAGCGTTTCTAAATACAGATACATTAGCGTAGGCCTTTTGGCACAATTCGATAGACTCTCTTACGCTTACTCCGTCCGAGCCATAAGTGTAAGGTAATAACCCTCCAGATATATTGGCAAACCTGTCCTTTTTATTGTTGCTATGTATATAGTTTCTCCGAGATACGGTATCTTCGTTTTTGCTTGGCGATCTCGAATAGTTGGCTTTTGACTCTGAGTAAAACGGTTCTCCCGCAGACATAGGAGTAATGGGGCCAAGGCTTTCTTGAGCTTTAATATAATCGCTAATAGAGGAGGGCTCTTGCTTTTCGAACTTATTCCAATAATTAGACTTTTTATTATATTTCCTTTTACTCATCTCTTATGGTACACAAAAGTTAAAGTAAAGTCTACTGAAAGTTGAAAGTTAACATTTAACTTTTGAATTATAGTTAAACGTGTATATATAAGAATGCAAAACAAAAAACAGAAAAGATGCTTAGTTACTACAGCCCAAGGGGAGATCGAGGGCACTATAGTTAACGAATACGAAGAGATTGGGGGGCCAGATGACGGAGCTGTCTTTGCTACGATAGAACTGGACAACGGACAGATAATAACAGTAAGAATGTCAGAAGTCGAGGGTTGATTGGTGTATAAATATAAACATCCTTAAAACAAATTATAAATACCATGATTTTTGCAATAACAACATTAATTTCAGCTCTCAGCATTTCTATCATTGCGGCCTATTTCAGCATAATAGGTCTTGCAACCATTTTTCCAGGATCCATGTACGCAGTGATAGCCATGGGGTCTGTACTGGAAATTGGCAAAATCATAGCGTCAATCTGGCTTCACAAAAACTGGAAGTCGGCGCCAAAATTGATAAAGTTTTATCTTTTTTCGGCAATACTTATACTGATGGGTATAACAAGCATGGGGATTTTTGGGTTTCTATCCAAATCTCATATAGAACACGAGCAAACCGCTGAAAAATCTAAAGCCTTAGTGACTCAAGTAGAAAGTAAAATAGAAAGGCAGAGAGAATACATACAAAGACAAAAAGACTTGATAAGTAAAAAAGAAGAGGAATCAGAGAATCTCGGAGGAAAAACTTCTGAAAACATAAAACTTGAACAAGAAAAAATATCTCAATTAACAAATCAACTAGATAGAGATATAAACATTGACAACGAAATACTAAAATCCCTAAACAACAAACTTTCTATATTAGATAAAGAATTAAATGATTTAAAAAATAAGTCTGGCAGTTTATTCTCCAGTAAAAAGAAAGATGTCGAAGCTAAAATATTAGAACAAAAAAGCGAAAGAGAAAACATAGCTAAAAAAATAAAAACTGCCGAAGACAACATATCCAAGCAAAGAGCAGAAACTTCTGAAATAATATCTAACATAAGAAAAAGAATACAAGAATACCAATCATTAGGTTTTGAGGATCCAGGCGAGGCAGACTCTAGGGTTGAATTATTTAACATGAATATATCTAAAGCTCTAGACGAGATTGATACACTAGAGCAAGAGAAATTTAATTACAGCGACGGAACGCGACAGCTAGAAGCTGAAATTGGGCCCATTAAATATGTCGCAGAATTTATTTCAGACATAACAGGATCTTCTTTTGACATAAGTAAGGCTGTAAGGGTGGTAATATTAATATTGATTTTCGTATTTGATCCGCTAGCTATACTTCTGGTACTCGCGGCACATATTAGCTTATCAAAAAGATTCCCAAACATAGTTATAGACGAAGAATCCTACATCAAAAAAACATCTGAGCTAGAGATCAAGGAAAGAGAAATAAGCTCAAAGGAGCTGGAACTCACAGAAAGACAAAAAGATATTGAAGAAAACTCTAAGATCATAAAGCTTCACGAAGATCAAATCCAACAGTACCAAGAAGAGATTGCCGAAAATAAAGATGCAATTAGACTAATTAAATTAGAGACAGAGAAAGGTATCATTGAGATGGAAAAACACTCTCCAATAAAACAAGAAATTAAAAACTTAATAAAAGAGAAAGAAGAGGAGTCGAACATTTTAAATAAATTAAAAAACGAAAAGAGTAAAATCCTCTGTAAGCTTGACAAATTTGACGAAGATTGTCGGGAAATAAAAAGCGTCTTCACTAAACACGGAGCGAACAAAGACAAAATAACAAAGTTAAAAGAAAAACTGGAAGAAAGTTTGATTCAAATGACCAAACTTAAAACTAAAACCTTGCTCCTTGAGGAAAGAAACTCCGAGCTCGAAGAGCGGGCCGTAGATACAAATAAATTAATATCCGAACTGGATTCACTTAAAAGCGAAAACCAAACCGTAAAATCAGAACACGCACAATGCTCAGATCTCTCAACTCAAATCAAACAGCTAAAAGAACAAAGAGATAAGTTGTTATCCGAAAAAGCGGGATCACAAAGCTCTTTGATAATAAAAAACAACCTAGGAAACGGAAACTTCTCTATTGAAGTGGTTTCTGAAATAGGTGGATCTCACACATTTACCAAGGTTGGCGATTTCAATAAAGCTGAAATGCTAAACTGCCAAGCGATAGGGTGCGAAATTGACGAGATCTGCCCCGAGAGAAAAGGCCCCCTCTTATTGAAGGTTTTTGAATCTAATATTAAAAAATACCTCGACAATAGGTTAGATAATAGAGAATACAAAAAAAGCAAACCTGAGTATAAATTTATGCCTTGACAAAGACCGCCTTATCATTTATACTGATTAGGTGAAAAAAAAAATAAACAAAAGAGACTTAATTAAAAAGCTCGTTGTCGAACCTAAGTTTCAAAAAAGGATGTTTTGGGCCAAGGAAATGAAGCTTCTTAACGACCTCATGTCCATCTTTGAAGATCTAGATTTTTGGGAAAGGATAAGAATAAGGAAGGTTCCCTCTTTGGCGGTATTGAAATCTACTAAAGGTTTACTTATCATCAAAAAGAAGTTCAGAGAATTCTCTTACAAGATTCCCGAAAAAGCAACAATAACCCTGGGAAAAAAAGAGGGAGAAGACAAGAAAATCTTAAAAAAAACAAAAACAATTAGACAATTCATAGATGAGTAAAACAAAAAAAGAACAGCCGCAAACTACAGATCAAATTTCTAAATTTTTAAACGATAAAGATAATCAGAAATATCACTACAACTTTCACGAATCAGAAGATTATAAAATATCAAGCGGAAGTCTAAATTTAGACATGGCCCTAGGTGGAGGCTTGCCGTCTGGAGCTCATAGATTTACAGGTATAAACGAAGGAGGCAAAACTAGTTGCGCATTATCCTTTGCAAGAAACTTTCAGAAGCACTTCAAAAAAGAGGGCATGATTATATACATCAAGAGCGAGGGAAGGTTGAGTCCTGAAATGCTAGAGAGGTCAGGGGTTGACCTCTCTCCTGATAAATTTTTCATCTTTGACTGTAATATTTTTGAAAAAGTTTTTGAATTGGTAAGAGAGCTTGTTTTTCAAAACGAAGAAAGCAAGAAATATATGTTCATTATTGATAGCGTTGACGCCCTGTGCAGGGTTGGGGATATAAATAAGCCATTTGCCGAATCAGAGCAGGTAGCAGGAGGAGCTCTTATAACTTCAGTTTTTTTAAAAAAGATGGTGTTACCAATATCTAAAATGGGACACACGATGATACTGACGAGCCAAGTCAGGGTAGAGGTCGCAACAAACCCTTATGCCGCAAGAGGCGGCCCAAAGACAAAAGAAGCCGGGGGAAACGCGGTCAAGCACTACGCAAACTTCATTCTCGAATTCCAAGAGAGGTACACCTCTGATATGATATTTAAAAACCCTAGCGCTACCACATTAGAGGCTAAAGGTGAGCCTATAGGCCACTACTGCAAAATAAAATTCAGAAAAAGTGTCAATGAGAAAACTGGGTCTGTCGTAAGGTACCCAATCAAGTACGGGCAGAAAAAGGGCAGTTCGGTGTGGAGAGCTAGAGAGATCCTCGACATGTTGTATTTGTTTAAGTTAATCAGTAAAAGCGGAGCCTGGATATCGGTTTCCGACGATTTAATTAAAGAGCTAGGCTCTAAAAAAATAGAGATTCCTGAAAAGTTCCAAGGGGACCAGAAGATTATAAGCTTCTTAGAAGAAAACCAAGCTCTTAGTGATTTTTTATATAAAGACTTCAAGAGCTTAACTGATGCGATTTAAAACCCTGATTGGCTCAGAAAGAACCGTATCTAAATCTAAAAAATACCTTGTCGACTGGGACGGGTCCAGCAGAAGCAAGCTCCAAAAAGCAACAAAGGCGTTCTTAAAAAAATACTGGCACAAGCATATTGTCTTTGAGGAGTTTCCGGTTGTGGGGACTAGATTGTCGTTGGATTTTTACAATGCCAATAAAAAAATAGCAATAGAAGTCCAGGGCCGGCAACACACGCAGTATGTACCCTTTTTTCACGGAAAAAACAAGATTAACTACATAAATCAGCTAAAAAGAGACGCAGACAAATTAGAGTTTTGTAAAATAAACAACATTAAATTAATAGAGATATATGAGAGTGATGCTGTTAATAAAGAATTGTTCGCTAAATTTGGAGTAGATCTATAGTTTGTGTAATATAACATATGAACGACGAAAATATTGATCCAGAAAATTTAAGTGAATTCAATTTTCCTGAGAGTGTTCTCTCTCAGATTTTTGAGTTTACAGGTTCCACAGGTGGAGACAGCGGTTTTATCTTAGCCCACGTAAACCAGATGGGAACCCCCTCTATAATAACAAAAGCTTCTTCTCCTATTGTAGAAATGGGACTCAGGAAGGCTTTAGAGCAGTACCTAGAACAAGTAGCTACCCAAGATTTACATCTAGATTCTACAGACCTCGGGGACGAAGAAAGCTCTTGACATTTTTATTCATGTGTGATACCATTCTATTATGGTATATTCATATGAACTAGAACAACATTTGCTCGCAGGGTTAATTAAATACCCAGAGTCCTACCCCTTAATTGCAGCCTTTATAACTAAAGACGATTTCTTCTCCCAAAACACAGCTGTTAATAAAACAATATTCTGCGTACTTCGTCAGTCCCTAGAGGCTTCTGAAATCTTAGACGAAGTTTTATTATCGCAAAGGGTTAAATCTCTAGGTATGTCCTTCGAAGATAATATAAATATTGGCGATTATATTAAAGCTTTGTCAATGAGGCAAATATCAAAAGAAGGGGTTGTTAAGGCGGCTAAAGAATTAAAAAAAATTACAGTTAGGAGGGAGATTCACGACGCATCTATAGATGTCGCAAAAAGCATGAAAAGTATTTCTGCTAGCTCAACCTACGATCAAATAGTATCTGAGGCAGATAAAATATACAATGAAAAAATCAATCTTTACGAGATAGGTTCAAGTAACCCCGAAAACCTTTTTGACGATATGGAAGACTGGATTGAGGATAGAGGAAACAACCCTATCGATGAATTCGGGCTAATGGGGCCACACAAAAGAATAAATGAGTGCTACGGATCGCTACTTAGACCTGGAAACATTACGGTTGTTGTGGCTAGGGCTGGAGTAGGTAAAACGCAATTTTGTATGGATTTCTGCACAAAAGTCTCTGCAATCAATAACAACGTACCTATCCTTCATTTTGACAATGGCGAGATGAGTAAAGAAGAGCTTATTGTAAGGCAATGCTCCGCTCTATCCGGAGTTCCCATGCATTTGTTGGAGACGGGCAGATGGAGGCAGGCGGGCCAAGAAGTAATAGATAAAGTAAGAGATACTTGGAAGAAGGTCAAGGATTTTAAATTCTTCTATTATAACGTAGCAGGGCACTCGATAGAAAGCATGATCAATATTATAAGAAGGTTTTATTTCTCTGAGGTGGGCAGGGGAAACAAGATGATATTTAGTTTTGACTACATTAAAACCTCTTATGAAAAACAAAACGGTTTAAGCTCTTGGGAAACCGTTGGTAGAATGGTCGATAAGTTTAAACAATTAATACAAAAAGAACTTTGCTTTAGCGAAGGCCCTACAGTGTCGATGCTAACCAGCGTGCAGAGTAATAGATTAGGTATAACAAATAACAGAAGCTCAGATAACATAGTTGACGACGAGAGCGTTGTCTCCCTGTCTGATCAAATAACTCAATTTTGTTCCCATTTGTTTTTGCTTAGAAAAAAGACTATGGATGAGATACAATCCGAGCCGGAAGATTTTGGAACCCACAAATTAATATCCCTAAAATACCGATGGTTAGGTAGGGACGTCCACAGGGCTCTTCAACCCGTGGAAATGCCGGACGGAACAAAAAGAAATAACTATGTAAACCTGCATATGGAGAATTTTGGCATTGAAGAAAAGGGCGACTTACAAGATCTTGTTGACAATTTAAACTCGGAAGGCGTTGGCGCGGTTGAAGGTTTCTTAGATGAGCTCCCGAATATATGATATCTACAGACAAAATAAAAGATTGCTTAATTAATTTAGGCTATAAACTTAATGACCGAGGGCCTTATTGGCAAACCAATGCAATATTCAGAAACGGAGATAACTCTACAGCTATTCAGATATATAAAAACAGCGGAGTTTGGAAAGATCACGTGCAAGGAAGCGTGTTTTCTCCCCTAAAGAGGTTGGTTGAAATTACGCTTGGCACAAATGATAAAAATGTAATCAAGAAATACCTAGAAGAAGAGGATATAGGTTCACACTATAACAAAATAGAATCAAGAGAAAAAATAGAAATGGAAGAAATATACCCAGAAGACTGCTTAAAAAAATTACTCCCACATTATAAATTTTATAACGACAGGGGTGTTAGCGATGAAGTTCTAGCGAACTTAAAGGGCGGATTCGCCACTGCAGGAAAATTAAATAAAAGATTTATATTCCCTATTTATAATGAGCTTTCTCAGATATATGGGTTCTCAGGAAGAGATATGACATCTATAGAAGGTCGCCCTAAATGGAAACATATAGGAAAGAAAAAATCATGGGTTTACCCTTTGCACAATAACCCTAAAACCCTAAAAGATATAAAAGAGAGGGGCGAAGTTATTTTGGTTGAGAGCATTGGCGACTTACTGCAATTAAATGAAAACGGATATTTTAATGTTTTAGTTACCTTTGGGCTGGACGTTTCTAATAAGTTAATATGCTCCTTAGTCTCGCTAGGAATCTCCAGAATAATACTATCATTAAACAACGATTCCACATCCACAAAAAACAGAGGGTTGGAGGCGTGTGTAAAAAACTATCTTAAATTATTAAATTACTTCGAACCAGATAAAATTTTAATATGCTTACCAACCGCAAAAGATTTTGGAGAAATGTCTATTGATGATTTTAATTCTTGGAAGAAAAAGCTATTATCCTCTGACGCAAAAAAACAAAGATCATTCATAGTCAAAGAGATAAGCAAAATGCACAAAACTTTACCAAAATCTTTATTAAAAAATAAAAAAATAATAACCAATGAGTGAATTAACTAAATTATCCGCGAGTAGAATTAAGACCGCGCAAACTTGCTCCTGGACATACTGGTGCAATTATAAATTAAAACTTCCTCAGGCAGGAAATGACGGCTCGAGCAGAGGAACTATATGTCACAATATATTTGAACTTCTAGGAGACAAGCATAAGGCTGAATTTAATAAAATAATAAAAGAAGGAACAATATGGAATACCAAGGTTGTTGCCTCTCAAGTTAAAGAAGAAGCTGAAGAGCTAAAGGTTGACGATCAAGAAAATTTAGATCTGATTGACGAAATGATTGTTGCTGGACTTCGTTGTGATTTTTTTGGGGATACAGAAGAACAGCCTGAAGAAGCGGAATCAGAAAGGTTTTTTGACCTAGAAATAGATAAGCCAGAAAAAGGCATTCGCTATGCAGTCAGAGGGTACATAGATAAGTTATTTAAATATAAGGATAATTCTGTAATAATTCGAGACTTCAAAAGCAGCAAGCAGGTTTTTAAAGGAAAAGAAATAACCGATAATTTACAAAACCTAATATATAGCCTAGCGGTCAAAAACCTAATGCCAGAAACAGAGCCTCAGAGTGAATTTATTTTTTTAAGATTTGACCTAGAAAAAGACGTTTTGGGAGAACGCGGAAAGGGTTACGTAAGGATGGATAAAATCACCGAAGAAGAATTAGAAGGTTTTGAATATCAGCTTACTGAATTTCAAAAATACATAGACGGATTTGATGAAGATTGCGCAAAGTCTAATTTTGCAGCAAAACAAGATTACCCAAGAGACGGAACGTTTGGCGGGCCACTTGCCTGCGGAAAAGATGGATTTAAAGTTTCTTACGGGCAGCCTGTGCTTGATAAGCTTGGCGAGCCAATAAAAGCTTTTATTTGCCCATACAGAAAACCTATGGAATACTACGCAATACAAGACAAAGACGGAAAAGTTTTAAAAACATCATTTATTGAAAAGAAAGACTCCCTTGATCCAGATGAGGGCCTTGGAGAAAAAGTCGTAAAAATGAATTATGATGGATGTCCGCACTGGCAAAACAAAGTAAAAATAGATGACTTCCTCGACGGATAAGTATGACGCAGCGGGGCTACTCGTAAAACTAGACGATTTAGTTCTGCTGGGTAAAAGATCTAAGGTTTGTACTAATTTCCCTGGATATTGGTCGCTTCCTTGTGGAGCTGTAGAGAAAGGAGAGTCCTCCTTAGACGCCTGTATTAGAGAATTCAAAGAAGAAGCCGGAATAAATATCTCAAACGAAATAGAATATCTGAATTCGTTCCCAATGAAAAACGGGGGCACTTTTTACGCATATTTCACCAATATAAAATCTTTAATCTTTCCAAGCAATGAGGCCGTAGATTCAATAGAGCATGAAGAATGGGGTTTTTTTAAAATAGAAGAAAATTGCCTTCCCAATCCGATGACAAAAGAAACAAGAGATACAATTTTAAAATTAAAATGAAAAAAATAATAGTAACAGGAGTAACGGGCCAAGACGGAAGTCATATGGTAGATTATTTATTAAAGAATACCGAGCATAAAATATACGGAACCGCTCGAAGATTAAGCGTTAAGAATCACGAAAATATATTACATCTAGAGGATGAGTCTCGATTTGAGCTAATCAGCATGGACTTGAACGATGCTCATAGTATTCGTGATGTAGTAATCGACATTCAGCCAGACTTTTTTATTAATTTTGCAGCACAGTCTTTTGTGGCTGGAAGCTGGGATTTTCCGATTCAAACTTGGGACACCGATGCAAATGCAGTACTTCACATTCTTGAATCAATTCGCCGATTTGCTCCGCAATGCAGATTTTATAACGCCGGATCTTCCGAGGAGTTTGGGGATGTAGCCTTTAGTCCGCAAAACGAAAATCACCCACTTAGGCCTCAATCTCCTTATGGAGCCGCAAAATGTGGAGCTAGGCACATCGTAAGGGTGTACAGGGAATCTTATAATTTATATGCAGTGCAAGGATGGTTATTTAATCACGAAGGGAGTAGAAGAGGGCTTGATTTCGTAACTCGAAAAATAACGCACACAGTAGCAAGAATAAAAATAGCCATAGAGAAAGGTGAAAAAGCTCCAACCCTGAAACTTGGAAACATAGAAGCAAAGAGAGACTGGAGTGACGCAGAAGATTTTATGGACGGGGTTTGGCTAATGCTTAATCAAGAAAAACCAAAAAACTATGTTCTCGGAAGTGGAGAAATGCACACCGTTAGAGAATTCATGGAGGAAGCTTTAAAGTGCGCTGGTATAGAATTTAAACCCTCAGGGAAAGAAGAGGATGAAAAATATCACACAAAAGACGGACTGTTAATTTTTGAAGTTGATCAAAAGTTTTATAGGCCGGCAGAAGTTCATGAACTATGCGGAGATCCATCTCTCGCAGAGAAAGAGTTGGGTTGGGCAAGGCAAACCGACTTTCAAGGCTTGGTTAAGAAAATGTACAAAAGCGATTATGCTGCGCTAAGCAAATGAAATCGAATAAGATTTTCGTCGCGGGACACAATGGAATGGTTGGCTCAGCCGTCTTAAATAAATTAAAAAGCGAAGGCTTTAATAATATCATCACAAAAACTCGAAGAGAACTGGATCTAACAAAACAAGCTGAAGTTAATAAGCTGCTCGAAAAAGAGAGGCCTGAAATGGTTGTTATTTGCGCAGCTAAGGTAGGAGGCATATTAGCGAACAGCACTAAAAAAGCCGACTTTATATATCAAAATTTGCAAATAGCAACAAACTTAATCCACGCTTCGCACATTTACAATGTTAAAAAAATGATAAACCTTGGAAGCTCTTGTATTTATCCTCGAGATGCAGAAATACCCATTAAAGAAGAGAGCTTATTAACGGGCGTACTAGAAAAAACAAATGAGCCATATGCAATAGCTAAAATAGCAGCTATAAAACTATGCGAAAGCCTTTACGAACAATACGGTAATAATTTCTATTCGATAATGCCGTGTAATATGTACGGGCCGAGAGATAATTTTGACCTAAAAAGCTCTCATGTCTTGCCTGCATTAATTCGCAAGGTTCACGAAGCAAAAGAAAGCGGCGCAGATAGCATTGAGGTCTGGGGGTCGGGCAAACCATTAAGGGAATTTCTTTATGTCGAGGATCTCGCTGAAGCAATATCTTTTTGTTTAAAAAATGTGAACGCCTCAGATATTTACAAACAAGAGATATCTCACCTCAATTGCGGATCCAATAAAGAAATTTCCATACTTGAATTAGCGTCTTTAATTAAAAACATCATTGCGTATAAAGGAGATGTTACATTCGACAGCTCAAAGCCCGATGGAACATATAGAAAAAAAATGGACAATACTCGAATTTCAAAAATAGGATTCAAACCAAGCACCTCCCTAGAAGAAGGTCTGCGAAGAACATATAATTGGTATATAGAAAACAAACAAAAAATTGTGTAATACAATACTCATGAACAACGAATACTTTCCAAATAGAATTCTTGAAGCGCTTCAAGAAAAAGTAAAAATGCACAATGCAAGGTGTGCGAGCAAGATAACTCTCTCTCAATTACAAAAGGTTTATCGGCGAGGAGTAGCTGCGTTTGCAGAATTCGGCAAGCCTGGAAAAGCTCGAGGTCAATGGGCTATTGCTAGAGTAAATATGTTTTTAAAAATGGTCCAAGGTTCTCGCGTTAAAGATTCCTATAGGAAGGCCGATCAAGATATAGCGGATGCTGGATTTCTAATTGACGACGGAGTTAGGGATGAAAATTTCTTTTCTGAAGAGAATTTAATAGAGGCAAGCATAGAAATAAGACGAAACCAGCTCCAAGAAGACCCATCCTTTACTTCAGAAATGTGGGCTACAATTTTTATCGACGTTGACGAACTGGGCTTTGAAGAGTACATAAACGAAGAAGCGTGGGCTGCAGAAAAAAACAAAGGAAAAAAATTAAACAAACCTTTTAGAACATCTAAAGGCCCAAAGAAATTTTCTGTTTACGTTAAAAACGAAAAAGGTAATGTAGTAAAAGTTAACTTTGGAGATCCCAACATGGAGATTAAGCGCGACAATCCTGCCCGAAGAAAAAGTTTTAGAGCAAGACATAACTGCGAAAATCCAGGCCCCAAAACAAAAGCTAGGTATTGGAGCTGCAAGATGTGGAGCAAGAAGAGCGTCACAAAAATGACAAAAGCTGAGGATACAGAGGGGCTTGAAGAGCAAATTCTCGAAGAAGAATCCGAAGCAAAAAAAGGACTCTGGGAAAATATCAGAGACAAGAAAAAAAGAATGGGCAAAAAATACAAAGCCGCAAAACCTGGAGACAAAGATCGTCCAAGTAAAGAGGCCTGGAAAAAAGCTCAATCTAAAAAAATGAAAAAAGATTACGCAGCAGAAGATGAATTTAAACCCCATATGATGTATGACCCAAAAACAGGAAAAGCTTATAAAGCTAAAACCATGGAAGATCATTTAAAAATGAAGAAAATGGGATATACTCACGAGAAGCCCAAGGCTTAAAACTTTAACAACCTAAAACCCCGCTTTATTCTGGCGGGGTTTTTTTGGCACGATTATAGCAAATATAGTATTGTAAATTCAATAATACAGTCTTTATTGAGACACATTTACACACTATATAAACCACAATCAAAACAAGGAGACAATATGTCATATTATATTAAAAACGATAATTCTTTAGATTCATTTTTTAATTCTTTATTAGATGATATCTACTATGAAGATTTAAACCCTAAAAGAAAATCCAACATTATAAAAGAAGAAGATCATATCTTAATTCAAATTGAAGCAGTAGGATTAAATAAAAAAGATATAGATATACAAGTAAAAGAAAATATATTACATGTATCATACGAAAACAAAATAAAAGATGATACAAAATATTCACAGCAACAAATATCATTTGGTTCTTTTGAAAATAAATACAAACTACAAAACGACATGGATTCAAAAAATGTATCCGCGACTATGAACAATGGATTACTATATATAAAAATACCCAAAATTAAAAACAAAACAACTGCAAAAATAAAAATAACTTGACATTTGTATAAAAACGCTTTATTATATACCTCTTTAATATTATGAAGAAAACAAAATTAATCATTACCGCCCTTTTAGGGCTTTTTATTAACGCCGCATCAGCAGAAACCTATTCTTTAGGTACAAAATATGCTTCCGATTATTTCTTCCGAGGATCCCTAATGACTCAAGAGTCTATTCAGGCAGATTTAGGAGTGAATGGAAAAGTTTTTGGCCTGGATTATTCTGCAAGCGCATTCACAAATCAATCGATAGATTCGGGAGTAGATAGTTATATTCTTGACGCAGGTTTATCAACAAGTTTCTTAGGGGACCTAATGAATGCTTACGTAGGCATCGGTCACGTAGAAAATGTTTCTGGAGAAGCTTTGATGGAAGCAAGCGTCAGGCTAAGTATTGACACTTTATTATCTCCAACCGTTTCTTTCTTTAGGAACCTTGATGAGTCTCTATACACCTCAGAGTTATCGCTGTCTCACGACCTTGATCTAGATTTTGCTTCACTAGCTATTCTGGGTTCTATTGGAACGTCTGACCTGACAAACTCGAACAGTGAAACTTATTATTCATTAGGAGCGAACGCGTCAAGATCTATTGGAGAAAAATCCGAAATCAGCTTCGGGGTCAAAAGGGTTGACTCGGACTTGATTGAGGCCGAATATATTTTCGCACTAGGCGTTTCAACACAATTCTAATATAAATTATGAAAAACACAATCGATACGATTAAATCATATGCAGGAGGCGTCACAAGTGTTCTCTTGTCAATAATCGGCCTTCTGGTCGTAACTCAAGTCGTCTTTGGCGAAGGAGCTCCTATTAACGTAATCGGCAATCTCCAAGATGTCGTAACTGGATTTGTCGGGCAAGGCGCGTCCTTAGCGGGAATCATCACCTTGTTGCTGTTGGTCGCTCTATTGAAACCAAGCTCAGATAAAGGCTAGTAAATAATCTACCCCAAAAACAATCAAGCCGCCTTCGGGCGGCTTTTTTTTGTGCCTCAAAACTTCCGCTGAATTTATTGTGTATTTAGTATTCCGTAGTTCCGAAAAAGTTATTTACAACGCTCAATATTTTATTGACATATGCTCATAAAAATGGTACTATTAACAAATCAATATGAACATAAACGTAAAAAAACGAAACGGTAGACTCCAGCCTTTTTTGGTTGAAAAAATAAACGCAAATGTAGAGAGAGCATGTAAAGGAATCGAAGACACCTCCGTCAGCGAAGTTCTTCTTGACGCTCAATTACAATTGTTCGACAAAATAACAACGAGCGAAATAGATACAGCTCTAATTCTTTCTGCTAGAGAGAAAATAGAAAAAGAGCCAAACTACAGCTTTGTCGCTGCGAGGTTATTGCTAAACACCGTATATAAAGAAGTTTTTAAAGAAGGCGTCGATTCGGACACGTTCAAACTTCAATACAGAAAAAGCTTTATACAAAACATAAAGAAACTTGTAAAATTAGAAAAGCTTAACCCAAAAATGCTTGAATTCGATCTTGCAAAATTATCCGAAGCCTTAAGAATAAGGAGGGATGAGTCTTTTAAGTACTTGGGTATTCAAATTCTAACCGACAGATACTTTATTAGGCACGAGGAAAAAATCATGGAGGCGCCACAATGCTTCTGGATGAGGGTTGCCATGGGATTATCCTTAAACGAAGAAGACAAAGAAGAGAGCGCGATCAAAATATATGACATGTTTAGTCAGTTTTTATACACCTCTTCTACCCCAACTCTTTTTAATAGCGGCACCACCCACTCCCAATTAAGCTCTTGCTACCTCAACACTTTTGACGACAGTATAGACGGCATCTTTGATGGAGCTTGGCAAGAAGCTAGAAAATCTAAGTTTGCAGGCGGTTTGGGTTTTGATGTAACTCCTTTTAGATCTTCAGGATCTCACATCAAAGGCACAAACGGAATATCTGGGGGCTTAATACCTTGGCTTAAAATTTACAACGACCTTCTCGTCGCAGTAAACCAGGGAGGAAAAAGACCTGGAGCAGGGTGCGCTTACCTTGAGCCCTGGCACCTAGATTACGAAGATTTTCTTAATTTAAGAAGAAATACTGGCGACGATCGACTGCGCTGTCACGACATGAACACTGCGTCTTGGATTCCTGATGAATTTATGAGAAGAGTTCAAAACGAAGATGCTTGGTACTTCTTTGATCCGTCCGAGGCAGATTTGCACGATTGCTTCGGAGCTGAATTTGACAAAAAATACAACCAGCTATGCAATCAAGCAGAAGAAGGTTTAATAAAAAATTACAGAAAAACCACCGCAAAAGAATTGTGGAAAAAAATGTTAAAAGTCTTGTTTGAAACCTCTCACCCATGGAATACATTTAAAGACCCCTGCAATATACGATACACTAATCAACACAAAGGGGTGGTCCACAGCAGCAATCTCTGTACAGAAATAACGCTCCACACAAAAGCTTCAAAGTATGACAAAGGCGAAAAAACAGAAATAGGAGAAACAGCGGTTTGTAACCTCGGATCAATCAACATCCTTAACCACATGAAGGAAGACGACACGATTGACCACGACAAGCTCAAGAATACAATTCATACAGCAATCAGAGCTCTAGACAACGTAATAGACTTGAACTTCTACCCAACAAAAGAAGCCAGTAATTCCAATTTGAAAAACAGACCTATTGGGTTAGGAATGATGGCCATACATGATGTGCTGCACCGAATGAATATAAATATTGATAGCGATGAAGCTGTTAAATTTAATGATGAACTGTTTGAGTTCTATTCTTATCATTCTATTCTTGCAAGCTCTCGACTTGCCAAAGAAAAAGGTTCTTACAAAACATACAAGGGATCCCTGTGGAGCCAGAATAAACTTCCAATCGATTCTTATGCAGATTTGATGAAATACAAAGGTAAAAAGCCAAACCTTAAGTCCTCCTTAGACTGGGGTGAGGTTAGGGATCACATTCGCGAACACGGAATGAGAAACTCAAATGTAATGGCTATTGCCCCTACGGCAACAATTGGTTACATAAACGGAGTTGAACAAAGCATTGAGCCAAATTTCTCTGTGTTATTTGTTTATGAAAATAAAAGCGGAAACTTTTACATCACTAACCAGCATTTTATAAATGATATGAAAAAAGAAGGGTTATGGAATTCTAATACCGCAAAACTAATTAAAGATGCCGATGGAGATCTCTCTGTATTAAATGGAGACATCCCTTCATGGATAAAGTTAAAATATAAAACAGCATTCGATAGAGACATGTTTAAACTGATAGAATGCAACGCAGTTAGGCAAAAATGGATTGATCAAGCCATAAGCTTCAATTTATACAACAAAGGAACATCCTTAAAATACTTAAATGATGTTTATATGTCTTGCTGGGAAGCTGGATTAAAAACAACTTACTACCTGAGAAATAGAGCTGCATCTAAAGTTGAAAAATCAACATCCGAATCAGACAAGGAAGAAGAGTCGGCGTGTAGTATTGAAGCTATGAAAAATGGAGGCACTTGCGAAAGTTGCCAATAATTGATCTCTTTTGAGGTTGACTTCGTTATCAATATATGATATATTATAATTATGGAAGATAAAACAGGAAAATTACTAACTGAAGATGTAGCGGGCGTAAACAGAATATTGCCCCACAAGCATAAATATGCATGGGATTTATTTCTAAAAAGCTGCGCAAACAATTGGATGCCAACAGAAATCTCGATGCAGGGAGATATTAAACAATGGAAAAACAATGAAATCACAGAAGATGAAAAATTACTTGTTAAACGCTGCCTTGGGTTTTTTGCTGGATCTGAGTCTCTGGTTGGTAATAATCTTTTGTTATCTGCCTTTCGCTATGTTACGGACGCTGAGTGCCGTCAATACATCCTTCGCCAAGCGTTTGAAGAAAGCCTTCACAACCTTACGGTAGTTTATATTTGCGATAGTCTCGATCTCGACATAGACGAAGTTTTTAATGCTTATGAGACGATTCCTAGTATAAAAGCCAAGGATGACTTCTTAATGCAAATAACTAATGATATTAGCGCTCAAGATTTTGACGCTAACTCAATAGAAGGCAAACAAGAAATACTAAGAAACTTCTTAACTTACTGGATAGTGTGCGAAGGAACATTCTTTTTTAGCGGCTTCGCAATGCTCCTTGCGCTAGGTAGACAAAACAAGCTTCAAGGCATCTCAGACCAAATCAAATATACTCTCAGGGATGAGAGTTCTCACATTGCTTTTGGCACTTATCTAATTAATACAATCATAGAGCAAGAGCCCGAAGTTTGGACCAAGGAAATGCAAAACGAATTTGTTGAGCATATGAAAAAAGCCGTAGAACTGGAAATAGCTTATGCCCACGATGTTCTTCCAACTGGCATTCTCGGCTTAAACGCAGATATGTTTGTGGATTATATGCACTATATTGGTAATCGCAGGCTGGAGGCTATAGGGCTAGACTATAGATTTCCAAGCGACAAAAACCCATTTCCCTGGCTAGGAGAAGTGGTCGATGTTCAAGCAATGGGAAACTTCTTCGAGAGGAGAGTTAGGGAATATCAACAAAGCGGATCCCTAGAAGATGATTTTTAATCAGTTCGATGAAATCAGAAATACTAAAATTAGATGAGCTAAGTAGGAGAGAATTTGTTGCTAGTGCTGCAAAAGCATGTCTTGGTGTTGGCCTGCTTCCCATGGCGGGTTCTTATGTGCATAATGAACTTAATGCTCTTAAGGTTGGCGCTAGAGCTGCGAGCGCGAGATATATAATATATCTTAATATGTCTGGAGCTATGTCTCACCTAGATACCTTTGGAACAAATCCAGAAGCTACAGAGATACAGGGGCCGACCAAGTCAATTGCAACTTCTGCAGACGGAATTTTACTTTCAGAGCATTTACCAAAAACAGCAAAACAGATGCATAATGCGGCAGTCATTAAGACAATGGTATCAAGCCAAGGGGCTCACGAACAAGCTAGTTATTTAATGCATACAAGCTATCTAAAGCGAGGAACAATTGCTCACCCTACATTTGGAAGTTGGGTATCTAAGCTTTCTGGTAGTATAAATCAAACCCTCCCAATGAACGTTCAAATTGGCGCGAGTCCAGCGGGAGCAGGCTTTCTTGAATCCAGGCATGGCCCACTTCCAATTGGAAATCCTTCTGCGGGACTAGCAAACAGCAAAGTTGCAAGCTACTTAGATGAAAGCCGTTTCGGTGGAAGGCTGGCGGTGGCTCAAAAAATGAACGCAGCTTATTTAAACCAATACGACCAAAAGCAGGTTAGAGCCTATTCTGATTTGTACAAAGATGCTCTAAAATTAATGAGGAGCGAAGACTTAAAAGCTTTTGATATATCTCAAGAACCAGAGTCTATGCATCAACTTTATGGAAAAACAAATTTTGGACAAGGTTGCTTACTCGCTCGTCGATTAGTAGAAAACAAAGTTCGATATGTAGAGGTAAGCAGGGGAGGGTGGGACACTCACGACAACAACTTTGAGGCGGTCGCAAATAATTGCGCAGATATAGATAAAGCTCTAAGCGCTCTTTTAATTGATCTCGAAATACGGGGATTACTTAAAGAAACCATGGTTGTTTTAACCTCAGAATTTGGCAGGACGCCTAAGATAAACAAGCGCGACGGAAGAGATCATTGGCCCTATGGATTTACAGCTTTTCTCGCAGGAGGAGGAATCAAAGGGGGGACGGTTTACGGAAAAATGGACGATCTGGGAAGAAACCCAGCAGAGGGAAAATTTATTGACCCAGCTTCCCTAAATGCTACAATAGCATACGCAATGGGTCTACCCCTGGAAGAAATACAAACATCTCCTTCTGGCAGGCCGTTCAAGGTGGCTCACGACGGAAAGCCTTTGCTTGACATACTTAGTAAATAATTAAAAACAACACTTCAAAACCGCTATTAGCGGTTTTTTTGTTTATGAATTTAGTATTGACAACTTAATGAAATTCTGGTAAAATACTCTACATGATACCATTATTCAAAAGCCATTTCTCAATTGGGAAAAGTATATTAACGCTAAATAATCCATCATCACTAGATGACGGCAAAACAGATAGTGTTTTTTCCATAGCTCAAGACAACAACTTAAAAGAGGTCGTATTGGTGGAAGATTCCCTAACAGGCTTCCTTCAAGCAAAAAAAGTGTCTGAGTTAATAGGGGTAAAATTGGTGTTTGGATTAAGGATCGACATGTGTGAAGACTCAAAACTAAACCCAAAGGAAGAATCTGTAAAATCCAGACACAAGATAGTTATTTTCGCAAAGAACTCCGAAGGATGTAAGTTATTAAATTCGATATACAGCGAAGCTTACTCAGAAGCATTTAATTCAGTAGATGAAAAGATGTTGAAAAAACACTGGGATAATAAAAAATTAATATTAGCAATTCCTTTTTATGATTCGTTTATATTTAATAATAATATAAAATTCTCGAACTGCACGCCCAACTTTTCTTTCACAAAGCCAGTATATTTTATAGAAAATAATAGCTTGCCATTTGATCTGTTATTAAGATCTAGAGTTATTAAATTCGCAGAAGAAAGCAAATGCAAAACAGAAATGGTAAAAAGCATTTATTATAGAAAGAAGAAAGATGTGTCTGCGCTCCAAACATATAAGTGCATTACAGGAAGAACCTTTGGAAATAAAACCCTATCAAAACCCAACTTGGATCATTTTGGAAGCAATGAGTTTTGTTTTGAAAGCTGGAAGGAGCAAAAAAATGAAGCATAAACTAATACAGCCAAATAAGATATATGTTGATAAATCAAAAATTAAAGGCAGAGGTGTTTTTGCGGCAGAAGACATCAAAGAAGGAGAGTTAATAGAGCAGTGCCACTTTATAGTTTCTGGATGCATGCGGGAAATGCAAGATAAAGAGCTGGCAAGGTTTGCATTTAATATATTTTTTGATAAGAATTTATCCAAAGAAGAAAACGAAAAGATTTCCTTCAAGATCGAGCTTCTTTCTATATTCGAAGATGAAGAAATTACAGAGCATTTAAAAAACTTTTTAGAAGACTTGGGATACGCAGATATAAACAAGCTTTTTAATTCAGCGACAGTACTCGGAAACGGAATGATATATAACCACGCAAAAAACAATAATATAAACTATGAAGTTGACATTAAAAATATGATATTTGAATACACAGCAAATAAAGAAATAAAAAAAGGAGAAGAATTATTAATAAACTACGGAGAACAATATTGGAAAAACCATGAAGGAACAGCTACTCAGATTTAAAAATAAACAAAAATATTTACTTTTCGATTACGAAACATGTAATTTAAATTTAATTTCGGGACACAATAAACCATGGCAATTAGCCTTTCTTGTTATAGAAAACAATAAAATTGTAGAAGAAAAAGATTACTGGCTTAAGTGGGACGACTTGAGGGTATCTCCGGAAGCTGCAAAAATCACAGGATTCACTCAAGCAAAATACAAAAAGAATGCTGTGGACCCCCAATTAGCTCTTGACGATTTTGAAAAATACCTTTATGATGATTCTTACGTTAAAGTGGGGCACAATTTATTAGGGTTTGACGTATACATGCACAATCTTCACAGAAAACTAATTAACCCGAAAGCGAAATCAGATTTTTCATACATGGATAACTTAGTAGACACTCTTTCTTTAGCAAAGGCCTTAAAGAAACAAATTAAATTAAACAACGAAGACGACTTCCTATCTTGGCAGTATAGATTGAACCATTTAATAGAAAGAGGCTTGTCCTGTAACCTTAAACAATGCTGTAAGGACTTTGATGTTCCTTTCGACGCAACGAAATTACATGACGCATTATATGATATTAGAGTTAATTATGAAGTTTTTAAAAAAATGATATGGGAAATAGAAGTATGAGTAGCTTTACACAACAGTTCACAGAGTATAAAGATTGCTGCCCTCCAGGGGTACGCCTTCCAGAAATTCAAATAGAGCAGAAATATTACGATATGCTTGAAGCGGATAATAAAATATCCAACTTTGACTTTCTTAGAAAACTTTGCCACAAAGGGGTTTACGATAAAGGAATAGATAAGTTTAAAAATAAGAAAGATTATTTCGATAGAGCAAAGTCAGAATTAAAGATATTAGAAGAGTTGGGATTTATAGATTATATTTTATTAAACTGGGATATAATTAATTTTTGCCACGAACAAGACATTCCTACCGGGCCAGGAAGAGGGTCAGCGGCGGGGTCTCTTGTGCTATATTTAATTGGCGTTACAGATGTTGACCCAGTAAAATACAACCTGTTTTTTGAGAGATTTGTTTCTAAAAGTCGAGCAAAGAAAACTATTCAAGACGGAGTGACATTTTTGGACGGAAGTCTTCTTGCTGACGTTGATAATGACATAGCTTACGAAAGAAGAGTTGAAGTTATAGAATACATCGAAAGGAAGCACCCCTCTAGAACGGCTAAAATATTAACCCTTAACACTTTAAGCGGCAAGTTATGCGTCAAGGAATGTGGCAAGATAGTAGGAGAACTTAGCGAACAGGATGTTAATTTGGTTAGTTCAACAATACCTAAAAAATTTGGAGTAGTACTTCCGCTGCTTTCTGCGGTACAAGAAAGCGAAAAATTTGCAGATTGGGCTTCTGAAAATCCAGAGACTTTCGAAATCGCATTAAAGATTGAAGGTTTAAACAAAAACACGGGAGTGCATCCTAGCGGAATAGCTATTTCTCACAGCACTATAACGGACATTTGCCCTGTTCAAAAAACACATGACGGAAACTTAGTCACGGGTTACGACATGAACTGGGTATCAGAATTAATGGTTAAATTTGATATTCTTGGATTAAGAACCTTAAGCGTTATTTATGATGTATGCAAAACTATCGGGGAAGACATATCCAAAATGAACCTTAATGATCCAAAAATATTCAAGCCTTTACAGTCCTTGAAAACTCCTCATGGATTATTTCAGCTTGAATCAGATACAAACTTTAAGGTTTGTAAAAAAATCAAGCCAAAGAGCCTTGAGCAGTTGAGTGCTGTGGTCGCTATCGGAAGACCGGGAGCTTTAGATTTCTTAGATGCTTACGTTAAATACTCTGAAACAGAAGAACCTCAAGTAATTCATGAATTTTTTAGGGACGTCTTGGATTATACTGGAGGAATACCTCTTTATCAAGAGCAATTAATGCAGATGGCAGTTAAGGTTGGGTTTACCTTAGACGAATCCGAGCAATTAAGGAGGATCGTTGGCAAAAAGAAAGTTGACCAAATGCCTGCGTGGAAGGCTAAAATTCAGCAAAAAATAATAGAAAACGATTTACCAACAGAAGTTGGAGAAGTTTTGTGGAGAGTTGCGGAAGATAGCGCAAACTATTCTTTTAACAAATCCCACTCATTGGCATACGCAACGTTAGCGGCGTGGACCGCTTATCTTAAATTTAATTACCCACAAGAGTTTTTCATGTCTTTGCTGAAGATGACTAAGTACGAACCAGCACCACAAGAAGAAATAGCGTCTATATCAAGGGAATTATCTAATTTTGGAATCAAATTGCTTTCTCCAGATTTAGCGAAATCCAAAATGGACTTCTCCACGGAAGGGAAAGATATAAGGTTTGGACTTAATAGCGTCAAAGGCGTTAGCGAAAAGTCTTTGCAATCCCTTAGGGACTTTAGGTCTAGCGAGACCCCAACAAAATACGATATTTTCTTGGCGGCGAAACAAGCGGGGCTTAACATAGGAATACTATCGGCTTTGTGTCAGGCTGGAGCTCTCCAAAGCAAAGGCCCAAACAGATCCTTAATGGCGTTAGAAGCTCAAGCATTTAATCTTCTAACAGATAGGGAAAAGAGAAATTTCATACTTCTTGGAGAAAAGTACGATCATAAATTATTAAATTGTATAGCTGACGCTAAAAGCCAAGAGTTGGTCGGGGACGACGGAAAGCCCTTGATGAAAGAGTCTAGGTTTAAAACTTTCAAAAAGAAATATGATCTTTATAAATCTATTTATGATAAAAACAAATCTTATGAAAAGTTTGCTAATTGGTACTTTGAAAATGAATTGCTAGGATACAGCCATAGTTCAAAATTAAAAAACTGTTTTAAAGACGTTTTTAAAGACTTAAAAGATTCAAGAGATCTTGAGCTTATGGACAAAGACGATGGTGGTAAATTTATAGGAGTAGTTGATGATTGCTTAAAGGCTACATCAAGAAATGGAAATAAATACATAAAGCTTTCAATGTCTGACGAAAATGGAAAATGGGACGCAATGCTATTGAACTCAAGAAGGGGAAATTTCTATGATAGGTATTTTGAAAAAAATGAAAAAGCGCCAGCAAAAAAGAATATTGTAATAGCCTATGGAAGAAAGGCTGAAGATATAATATTCCTAGACTCTATTAAGATTATGGACGAAAAGATATATATGAAAATGTCTGAAGTTAAGTAAATAGAGTGTAAAACATGAAGATGACGCCAAAACCTAACTTTACGCCACGTGCGCAGCAAGCGATAAATGAAGCCAAGAAAGTTGCAAAAAAATATAACAGCGAATTTGTATGCATAGACCATCTATTCTTCGGAATGGTAAAATTAAATGCAGGAATACTTAGTGAGATACTATACTTATTGAATATTGACCAAATCGCGCTAAAAGACGAGATAGAAGACTCTTTTTCTCAGAGCTTAGATACTGCAGGGTTTTCGATCGAATCGGACATAGACCCTTCTTTCGATGAAGAATTTCATTTAATATTAAAAGTTTCAGCATCAATAAGCGAAAAATTAGATCACGAATATGTAGGGCTAGAACATATGTTGCTAGCGTTATTAAAATTCGAAGGTTCGCCCATACCTAGTTTCTTCAAATCTTTTAATGCTTCAGAAGAAGATATCATATCAGAGGTAAGAGAATATTTGCATCTATCTAAAGAAAACACAAACCACAAAAAAGAAAGTTATTACTCTCCACCAAAACCCAAGGTGAAGGATACTAGCCTACAAAACCTAGAGAAACACGCATTAAACCTTAACTCTCTAGCTTCGAAAGGAAAGTTTGACGACATAATAGGGAAAAAAGAAGAGATCAGCAGTGTGTGTGAAATTTTATGCAGAAGAACTAAAAACAACCCCGTTTTATTAGGTGAGCCAGGCGTTGGTAAGACGGCTATAGTTGAAGGTTTAGCTCAGAGAATAGTAAAAGCTGAAGCTCCTGATTTTTTATTAGCGAAGGTGATATATTCTCTAGACCTAGGGTCTTTAATAGCTGGAACTAAATATAGGGGACAGTTCGAAGAGAGGCTGAAAAACATCATAGATGAGGCTAAAAAAAATAAAAATATAATCCTATTTATCGATGAAATACATACCCTCGTTGGGGCTGGAGCGGCAGAAGGCTCAATGGACGCTGCAAACATGCTCAAACCCTTGCTGGCAAGGGGGGAGTTAAAATGTATTGGAGCTACAACCCAAGACGAGTATAAGAAAACCATACTTAAGGACGGAGCCTTAGATAGAAGGTTTCAATCAGTAAAAGTTAACGAACCAAACAAGGAAGAAACTAAACAAATTCTTTTAGGCATAAAAAAGAAATACGAGCAGTTTCACAGTATAAATTACCCAGAAGAGACTCTTGATTTAATTATTGAATTAACGTCTAGGTATATGGTTGATAAACAATTCCCAGACAAGGCGATAGATGTTATGGATCAAGCTGGATCTAAAGTTAAAATAAAAAATATACAAAGACCCGATGCGGCAAAAGAAATAGAGAAAAAGCTAGAAGATCTAAGCATTAGGGAAGCTAATGTCGAAATGATTGGGGCTTCGAAAGGTATGATCGAAGATGAGCAGATTTTTTTATTGGAAGAATATGATAGAGTAATAGAGAAGTGGGCCAAAAAGACTATAAAATCTAAAATACAAGTAACAAAAAGAGATATATTTGAGGTGATCTCAGCGAGAGCGGGTGTGCCTGTAACTCAAATGTCCACAAAAGAATCCTCAAAGCTTCTTTCTCTAGCTGGGGGTTTAAATAAAAAAATTATTGGTCAAAAAGAGTCTATTGATGAGATTTCCGAATCGATTCTGAGATCAAAATCTGGCCTTCAGGATCCTAAGAAACCAGTTGGAAGTTTTTTGCTGGTTGGGGCGAGCGGAACAGGCAAGACTCATACTGCAAAATGCATTGCAAAATTCGTATACGGAGGAGAAGACAAGCTTATCCAATTGGATATGAGCGAATTCTCAGAGAAAATTTCTGCGAGCAGGCTGGTTGGAGCCTCCCCCGGCTACGTGGGATACGAGGAGGGCGGAGAGTTAACTGAAAAAGTAAGAAGAACCCCATACAGTGTGGTGCTATTCGACGAGATAGAGAAAGCTCACCCAGACGTATTAAACATATTATTGCAAATTCTTGAAGAGGGCTTCCTAACGGACAACTCAGGCCGAAAGGTTAATTTTAATAATTGTATAATTATACTTACAGGAAACGTGGGTAGCGAAAAAATCACAAAACCTTCAATAGGCTTCGGGCATTCGGCATCTCATGCTAAAGATAAGCTTAAGGAAGAATTGAAAGTTTTCTTCAAGCCTGAATTCTTAAATAGACTGAACGAGATAGTTATGTTTGATAATTTTAACATAGGTGACTTAATAAAAATAACAAAGCTAGAAATACATAAATTACAAGAAAAACTTATATATAAAAATATAAAAATATCCCTAACCCCCTCCTTGAATAAGTATATATCCGAAGAAGCAGAGAAGGAAAAAATGGGAGCAAGGCCAATACAAAGATTGATTCAAAAAAATATAGAAAACAAACTATCAACCCTTCTTTTAAATAAAGAACTTACAGAGAATCAGTCAATAAGTTTCTCCTTTATTAAAGGAGAGGTTGTTTATAAAATCAAGGAAGAAGAGGTTTAACTGGGTCGTTGATTTCTGGAGAATTAGGATTCATGGGATCTTCAAATTTCTCTCCAGGATTTCGGCTTAAATTAGGCTGGTCCTTAGTTGAGTTAAATACTTGCATACATGCCTGAAACCTGTCTGATTGCACTGGATATCTTTTTTTCATATTAGCGTCTAAAATGCATCTCGTAACAAACTGATCGCCGCTTTCCGAATTGACTGGCACAGGATACCTTTTGTCCTGATTTGTTAAAAAATTATTTTCATTATCTTCCCGGGTTTCCTCTTTTTTATTCGGGAATATCTCATCATACTCAATATATCTTATAGATTCATCAATAGCTTCGTACGCAGAAGTGATATTTTTCTTTACCGAATCGTGCAGGTCTTTTTCTTCGGTGATCATATCGTAAAGCAGTCTGGCTTTTTTCCAAATATGAAAAAGCTCTGATTTTACTTTTTTATAGCTTGAGTCGGCCTTGGTTTCATTCATTTCGTTTGTCATAATATTTTATAAATTTATTCTTGATTTATGGGTGAGTCCTTGCCCGCTACTTGTTTTGGTTTAGCTCCGTAAAGATTGTAAGCATATATTAAGCTCTTTAATCTTTCCTGGGAAGCTAAATATGCATCATGATAATATTTTGGAGTCGGGGTATTTGGTTTTTTTATTACAGAATCTCCTTCTTGTATCATTATCCATCCCGCAGTTTTACCGTCTCCGTCTATTTTCCTAAGGGCGTTTCTTTCTGCCTTTCGATTATAGTCGGACAAATACATCTCTCTTAGTATAGCCTGTTCTTCTAGCATTAATCCATCTGGACTATCTCCGCTGAACGAAGTAAATATTACGGTGTTGAGTTCGCCCAGATGACCTTCTAGCCAACCAGATATTAGCCCTATATCGGTATCTCTTTGCGCCCCATGATCGTGAAAACCTAAATCTTGATCATAAAGATTTAAAGCAAGCTTTCCTATATTTGTTTGTGGATTAATTGGTGGGTGAGCCATGTTAGCCTCCTAAATAATCAAGAACCTCTTTGTGTTTTGGGTTATTGGGGTCGAGCTTAACAGGTTCTCCCATTACTTGAATACTTCCTTGTCCGACCAGGCTTGACTCAAAAGCTCTTTTGATTTTGTTCTTGAGGACGGTTTTATTTCCAGACGGAAATACCCCGGCTTTTACGGCGAAAGACTGAAGGTCTGTTAAATTCATATCTTCAAGCATTTCTTTAAATATTCTCTTGTCATTTGTCTTGAAAGGACTTATTTTTTTGACTCCTAATATGTCCTCTAACTCCCTAGCTCTAGAGACCTGCTCTTCGTAACTCTTGCCTGTGGTTTGGTTCAGTTCTTCAAGTTTTGCGCGTTTTCCTGCGCTAGCTTTACTCGATTTTTTTGTTGTTTTTTTGTTTGCCATAATTTGTACCTTTTCCTTTGTGTGTTAATACACTATATAATAATGATTTTAAATAAAAAATCCACCCCAGTTGCCTGAGGTGGACTTTTATAAAACGTTAATTTTATTAAAATTAAACGATGAGACCAAGTAATACGCGGTCGTCGATGATCATGCGACCCTCTTCAAGAGAACCGTAATAACCAATCTTAGATTGACGTGTTACGAATTGATCGTCAGCAATAAGAGAGAACTCTTCGCCGGAATCGGAGTCGGTAGCGACTGCGCGAATCATTGATTCACGTGATAAGTCAACACCAACAATAGCTTGCTCTGTTCCTAGAATAGCTTGAGCTGCACCACCATTTGCTTGAACTGAATAGTTATCAGCAAAAGTTGTTGTTCCAGCAGCTGTTCCAAAAACAGTGTTCCACTTTTGCCCTACGCCCATTTCATTATACTCTTGAATGGATACTCCGTAAAACTCAGGAATTCCAGCGCTATTAAAAACAGCGTCACGCATAGTATCTGTACCTGCGATGCCGTCACCAGCAGTTGGGGCTCCGCCTGCTCCACCAATAGTGTTTATTGGGTTATAAGCTAAACCGCGAATTTCTTCTACGATTTCAGGAGATACGAGTAAATCTGTGATTCCACGACCACGGCGCTCAGCAGGAGTTCCACCATTCCAAGAAGTATTAATTCTTTTAGCTTTAGTGAAAAGCTTGTTTAAGTCCGAAAGAAGGAATCTTCCAGCTTGAGCGGAACGAATTATGTGCTGCTCGCTGTTGGTTGAAGCGTTTGCAAGTGCAGTCATTATCATGGTTGCAGAAGTCTTTTCTTGTTTAAGAAGGATTTCTTGAGCCATGCGTGTGAATGTTTTACTTACAACATCAAGTCTTGAACGAGAAGCATAACGCTTGTCGAAGCTCAAAGCGCTGTCGAGAGTATAAGTTGTGAACTTAAGCTCGCTTTGCGAAGGAGCGACTTGATTTGTTGGAAGTCCACCAGGAACTGATTGACTCCAAACTTGAATGTAATCTTCGTCAGTAATATCATGATAAAGGTCCAATGGAATACTTGGGCTTTCATCAGAATTAAACTGAAGAGAAGAGAACATGTTGCTTACGGTAGGGGCGCTATTTACGACTTCCGCTAAAACTGGACCGATAAATTCGGCTAATGCAGTTTGAGCTTCGTAAGAAACGTCTCTATTTTTCGAAGCCATAGCTTTTACAAGCTCGACTTGCTCGGGGGTTCTTTCTAAAGTAATTTTCATTTTTAAATTTCCTTGTGTTAGAAGCTTATCTTGCAGAGATATTTTTTGCTGGTTGAGTCATCGCTTTCTTCTCCGATAGCGAGTACAGAACCAACAACAGTGCCAGAAGCTGCTGTTTTAAGTTTTCCTGCTGTGGAAGAAACCTCAAGGTCGTCTCCTAAAGCTGGGGCGCTTGAAAAAGCAGAACCGCTCAAAAGGATAAGTCCTTTGGTCAAAACAGGAACTGTTTGACCTGGAAGAACGCCTTGAGCTTCGTCTAGTTTTTGTTTGTATGATATCATCTTTTCTCCGTTCTCGTCGAACGCCAAGGTTTCACGTAAAGTGATTCCAAGCGCACGTCCGGAGCCATTAGCTGGAGCTACGGTCATACCTGTATTAGCGGGGTATCCGTTGAATCCAATATGAGCGCCACTAAAACTTGCACCTAAATAATCACGAAGATTATCGGGGGTAGTTGCGCGCAATTCGGAAACCTCACCAGGTAGAGCTCCCGCACTTACAGAAACAACAACGCCTGCATCAAAGTCGCCTGTGCCGTTGCTTTTGAAATCCGCAAGGGTTTCTCCAGTTACGTCAAGAGCGAATAAGTTAACAACATCGTGCTCACTGTAGTCTCGGTATGGTAGTATTCTTTTTGCCATAATTTTTTTCTTCTATATATTAGTATGAAATTTTAACCGACTCCTTAAAAGTCTTTGCGAAACGATCGCGAAGGGAGGAGGGGGCTTCGGAAGAAGATTCGTTATTATTAATAACGGCTGCATCTTCAACCTGTACATTTTCTAAAGCGTCTTCGACTTGGTCAGAAGAATCTTGTTCTTCTGCTTCAGAAGCTTCTGCAACTTGGACAGTTTCTTCTGAAACGTCTTCAGCTTGGGAAGCTTCAACAGTTCCGATTCTCTTAGCGACTTCTTGAGCCACTCTTTCCTCGAAAGCTTTTTGTTCTGCAGCGATAAAATCTTTATTTTTATGTTTCCAGATTTTGGAAAGTTTTTCTTGATAAGAAGCGAACCCTTCCTCTGATTCATCAACTTGAGCAAGCTCTGAAGCTAAAATCTTAAGATCTTCATCGTCAAGATCGTAAACCTCGCTAAGAGCTTCCATTCTAGAATTAAATCTAACTTCAGCCTCCCTTGAAGAATTCTCTTGCTCTAAAGCTATAAGTTTATCCTTGGTTGATTTTAATTGCTCTTCCACTTCAAGCATTTTTTCTTGAAGAGAAGCTTGAGCTTGAGAAGCTTCTTCTTTTTCAGCCTTGGCTTTTTCTAGATCTGCAATATACTGTTCGCTTTTTTCTTTTATTGCGTCACTAAAAACCTTAGAAATGCTAGCGACAGTTTCTTCTGAGAAATCTTGCTTGCCAAGCTTTTCGTCTAAAGCTGCTCGGAATTCGTTGATAATTTGTTTTGTGTCCATAATTAAATTTTTATGTTGTTCTTTGTTTAGTACATCTTGTTTTTTTGATTGGGAAGTTTTTTTGCTTTTAATAATTATTTTGTCTATAGGTTGGTTGCGGCTAGGCTTGTCAGTTTCAGCCTGCCCGCTCTCGGCGACAAGCCCCTTTACGTCTGCAGCTGGATTTGACGTAAAGCCTATTCCAAGTGGATATATATTTCCAACAATTAATCGATTAACTTTTCGTCCGTCTTTTAATTGCCCTTTTCCTCCTGAAGACTTTAGATATGGGGCGTAAGCTTTTATTTCTTCGGGGTCAGATATGATGCTAGAGTCTAGCAAGTCATCTCCGCCGACACTAACGACATACTCGTTAAAACCAACCTCCCAGCTTGCAGATACAGCCTGAAAGAAATCGCTTTCTTGATCCGTGGAATTAACGACTAGCTCAGCAAACTCTTTGCTTGCGGTTTTATATACAACTGCAGCGAGTGCTATATTAAAAGGCTCATTCTTAATCAAAGCTGCCTCGTCGCTGATTAATTCGGAATATTGACTATACTCAGAAAACCCAGCAGAAACTATATGTCCAACAATTCTATCTCTATCGTGTTCAATATTTGTCGGCTTATGCACAAAATAATCCTTAACAGCTACCGCTGTTTCGCTATCTATACCGTCTCCGTTTTTATTGAATTTGTTGACTACGGCAGCGTTAAATGCTACGGCAAGCAAATCTATATTCTTATCTAAATTTATATCAGAAGGAATCAATGGGCGAAGAGACTCTATAGAAGCTTCGCTAATTTGCGATTCTTGCATTTGGCTAGACGCGCAAATAACATTATCGAACGTTGTTGTATACTTATAAGGTAAAGACATTTCAGTTTAATACACTCACTTTATAAACATGGGAGTAAAGGTTGCAGGAGCTTTCTGTATTTTTGAGTCCATCATATCATAATAAAGTTTAACCATCCAATTTCCAAGAACCAATGCGGAATAACTATCTTTCCTTGCTTTCTCAGGTCCGGTTTGCCGCCTCAAGCTCGAAGGCAAGTCAAAGCTTTGAGTGCCTGCAGAGGACGTTGTTATTTGAACTAAAGAGCATTGCGTTTTAACTAAATTCATCATATCAAATTGGTGTTCAACAAAGTCTATCATTTTTGCGGAATTAGTCTGCTTCTCTTGAGATTGAGAGGTTTTCAAGAATTCGATTTTATCTATCGGTATTTTTTTTCTTCTTTGTTCGTTGTATGAATCATCGATAGCGCGGGAACCAAACAGTATTCTCCTGTGGTCAAAGTTCGACTGTAAAAGCTCGTTTGCCCTTCGTATCCATTGGCTAGTAGGCTTCCTTAAGTAGCAAATAGTTTTATTTTCCAAGTTATACTCTCTCTTTCCCTCTACTAATTTTTGCTGATAATTTTCTATATCATCAAAGTTTGTATTTAAGCATTGTATATTTAGTTTATTTTTCTTGAATAAGTTACTCTCGTTGGCTGCGTTTATAAATTGAACACCTCCATTATAATCTCCCACAATAGATACAATATTAAAATGATTTAATAAATAATAAAAATAATTTATATGCTGTCTTAAATTTGCACCAGCCAACGCGTAGCTATGAACTACGACCCCGATCTTTTTTTCTTCATTTAGCTTTATAACCATCATGGCAAAATCATCACTACTCTCGCTTTCTGCCCAGCTAGGGTCAAAAGCGAGGATGTATTTATCTCCAGGACTTCCAACTATTTCAGTGCATGGATTTTCTCCATCCTTTAATGTGCATGCTGCCATTTTAGAGGTTTTAAAATATCCAGAACTATCATCAGTAAATATAGCCCCAAACTCTCTATCGAATTGGCTCTGACTCATGGTCGACTTTGCTTGGCTAATTAAATTTTGATCGTATAGCTGTCGGGGAGCGCAGTCATAACTAAACTGCATGATGGTTCTGTGAGCATCCGATTGTTTGTTTCCTCCAACCTGAATTAAATTTTCAAACTGCTCATAAGCTTTATACATATATTCAAATTTATAACTAGCAGAAGAAAGAGCTATCAGTTTATTGTTTGGCCAAATATGTCGGTCGCTTTCCTGAAGCTTGCCTTGTCTGATTAATTCAGTTTCAACATTATAAATATCTTCCCTCTGAGTTGGGTTTTCTACAACACTCAAAAACGGTATTATAACTTCATTATAAATTCGTTCGGGCATTAATGCAAATTCATCAATAATTATCCTGTGAAAGCGAAACCCCCGAAGCTTTTCTCCGTCCCCCAAAGGCAGTGCTCGAATTCTTGAGCTACCAATCTCAAGAAGCCACTCATCATTGCTTTTTGACTTATGGGTTATGCATTGAGAAAGATACATTGCTTCAGGTTTTGAGGCAATATCTTCTATTTTTTTAAATATCATTTTCGCCTGACGAAAAGATTTTGAAAGTATGCCGATCTCTACACCCTGGTTCATTATTGCTTCGAGATATGCGTATATAGCAGTAGTAAAAGACTTACTCATTCCCCGACTCCATACCCCCATGAAATAATCGGTTTCAAACATAGCTTTTATAGCCATATGCTGAAAAGGAAACAGCTTTACCCCTGAAATCAAATCCGTAGTAAAAGTTATATTTTCTCTTAAGAATTTATATAGCAGTATTTTAGCTTCTCTTTCTTCGAGGTATCCCTTCATCTCAAAAAGTTTCTCATTAAAGTCTTTGTTAGGACTTCTCGATTCTTGATTGCCGATTTCCCAACTCATTATATTAACCCTTTGTCTATGTAGTATTGAAGGTCAACGTTCCACAGTTTCTTTCCAAGCTTCAATAACTTAGGTATAAACTCTTCTGATCTTTCTCTACTGCCGGTAAATATAAACTGACAGTTGCCCGAGAATTTATGGTTTAGTACTCTCATGTTGTGATAAACATATTTTAAATTAGATTTGTGCGCTCCGCGCCTATTGTTGGATTCTATTTGACTTAAGTCGCTTTCTACGGCTACAAACAAATAACTATCAAAGTCTTTTGTCCTCTGAAGCTCATACTCAAAGCGTTCCAAGTTGTTTTTGCTGAGTGTGGATTTAAAATCCTGCTCTCCCTTTCGGTCCACATAAGTATAATCATAATCCGCTCCACCAACAGCGTAATCGCCGAATTCGAGCTTCATGAGCTCCGAGTTGGGGAAAGTTAAGGGTTGCTGTTCTCTAGTATCTACAAATATCTTCATTTGTGGGTCTATTTTTTGCTTAAATGATTCCGGTAATCTTTCGCCAAACATAGGTTTTATTCCTATAGCGCCGCAAGCATCAGTATAAGACCCGTAGTGTTTTTGAAAAATATCTATAGTGGGCATTTGATTAATCATCAACTCAATATGCGAAGGGGCAAACTCTAAGCTTTTCGCGGCGACTCTTTTTCTTAATAAATTAATTATATATTCTTTTACCTCTGATGGTTCTGTTTTCTCGCACCAACTTATCAATTGCTCATATGTAGAAAAGTCTCTATTAAAATAATCATCCTTGTTTTTAAACGGCAAGGGCTCTTTAGTAAATAAATTATAACGAGGATAATATTTTGTATAATATTCTGCAAGTATTATTTTATGAGATTTTAAATGAGCATGCATGCTTTTCTCCGAAGAGAAGCTTTGCGAGCAAGCTTTGCAAACAAATTCACCCTTTAATTCGTTCATGCAACATCGTCTTTAGCGACCCCAAGAACCCTAGCTTTCCAATCTGGCATAGATTCAAGGTTGTCCGCCTCTTTCCGGGCGGCTTTCCTTTGCATATTTGCTATTTTTATCATCACCTTGCGCTCCTCCTCTTCTTGAAATAATTGAACCAAGGCTAGTATGCTAGAATTTTGCTTTTGCTGAGATGATACTCTTTTTGACCTATCTCCTTGCAATTTTTGAATCAAAGACTCCATTCTCTTTTCGCACTGATTGTATTCTTCGCTCTTGGTCTTTAAAAGTTCTGCCAGCCTGACAGTTAGATCTTGCTGGTCTTCCGCATCATTGAACATCCTGTTTAGCTTGCTCATAGCTCCTTGAATGTTTTTCAAATGAATGTAATCCATACAAACATTAATATATAAATTAATTTCATCATTACTCAGGTCGGGCTTATCCCAGGTAGCTCTTACGAATTCTGCCTCGAATAAATCTCGATCCTCCATGCTATCATAATTATTTATAACTTGAGTAAATCTAGGAGAAGATAAAAAAGCTCCCAATGATTCGATGGCTTTTTTTTGCCCTATATTCAACTTTGCTTCTTCAATGTTTTTCTGGCAGTAGTCGTTTATTTTTTTGATTATTTTACTTACAGCTTTTGGCGCAGAATATTTTCTATTAACCGCGTTTTCTGAAGGGTGCAAATCTAGCGAATCCTGACTTTCGATATATTCCAAAACAGAAGAGTACTCCTTTGAGTTTCGGGTGATTCTTATTTCTGGAAATAATACAGTAGCAATTTGCAGTGCGTTCATACCGTCCTGAGAAGAGTTGGAAATAAACTCTCTCTGAGGATCTGATAATTGTATATTGTCTTTTGGGTATATATGTTTAGTGTCGTAATTAATTCCCTGCTCAACCATAAATGCCCTAACAGCCCTGCCCTGCTTACTTCTTCCATCTATACCTTCTTCTCCAGGAAAAGCTAATTTAGTCAATTCCGTTAAATCACTTATTATTGAACCGTTTTCGGAGACGATCCTTTTTTGTTCTTTTGTTAAATCCATGCTATAACATTTGTATCGGGGATTACATCTTCTTTTTCCAAAATTTCCTGCGCTTTTTGTTTAAATATCTTTTTCAAGTTTTTGATTTGCTTGTAGCCGGCCTTTCGCCCTTTTTCGGAAGTCTTATAGCCCATTCTTACAGCAACATCTTCTTCGTCAACGTTGTCTATAAACAATAATTCATAAACCAAAAATTGCTTTTCTGATAATTCTTCCTTCATGAAATAATTTAGTTTTTTCTGTGCGTCGATTATGCTATAATTATTATCCTCCATAGCTTGAACTTCATTAGAGTGGTTTTCGAGAGTCAGGGCCATTTTTATTCCATATGCTGATTTTTTAGTTCGCTCCCATTTTGCATACAGAGGGCAAGAAGAATCTTGAAGGCCAGACTTAGTGAAACCGCACAATGAAGCCTCTCCCCCATCTTTGGTCGCGCAAGATTGATTAAATGGGCAATTCAAACAGGGCCGAACAAAATTGCTGTAATTATTTCGCAAAATATTTTTCATTTGATTGGTTATTATTTTATTTATCCAAGGCTTAAGGGATCTTCTTTGGTCCCATTGATGCCATTTTTTATGAATGTGCGCTCTAATTATTTGCTCAACATCCTCAAAATCAAACCAAGCTAACGAGTCAAGAAACCACTTGCCTCTTCTCTTTTTTATCTCCAAATCAATTTCTGAAGACTTATCCTCGTAGCTGCAATTAGTTTTTTCTTGGTCGGCCACGAGTTTTTTTCTGCTTGGATTTAGTTACATTTTTCTCCTCCTTGAAGTCCTGAAACTGCTCCAAAGGCATAATATCCTTTAGGCTAAATTTATTATTATCGTTCTCTATTGAATAGGAAAGTTTTGATATGTTTGGCACCTCGTATATATCCAGGCCTTCAGGATCATCATCCATATCGGTAATAGGCCTACTCCGCTTAGGCAACAATCTTTTTGCGATTGGTTTAGCCTTGGCTGGAGAGGATGACGTTTGTTTCGCTGCTGATAATATATTTAAACCTTCACCACAGCCACCGCAAAAACTCGGAGCTTGAAGGGAATACATATTTTTAAAACCACAATGGGGACAATAAGAAAAAGCCATAATAATATATTATAGCTTTAAAAAAAATTATATCAAATACCCGCTAATTACCCTTGACTGCTTTCTTATGAAATCTTCGGAGTCTTTGCTCCATTTCCTATTCTCCTTGACGTACTCCACGCAAATCACACCAATAATTTTACCATTCAACGTTTTAATGGGTCTAGCGAACATGCTTTTTACCCCCTTATTCATAAGAAAAGCTCTAAAAGAGAAGTCCCCTTTGTAGTTTTCAACGTCAATACATTCAAATGTTTTTTCTTGAGCTATTGGTTCCATTAGTCCATGTAAATTAGAAATCCTCAAGTTCTGCAGGTTCTGGCATTCAACACTTATTCCATCTCCTACGATTTCATATGTGCAACTAAGCTTTTGTTGACCTCTGCCTGAGAAATACTGCTCTCCGTTGTGAAATTCTAATATGTAAGCCCTATCTGCAAAAGTTTCATCAGCTATATACTGCAAGGCTGTAATTATATTGCTATGAGAAGCGGGGTCATAATTTAATTGTTTATGTTTTTTTTCGTCAAGTTTAAACTTTATCCAGACTCCCAATACCGCAGTTGCAGCAGAGACGAGCCCAGTAAGCACGCTAATTATATCTAGTCCATTATTCATTTTCTATTAATGATATACGCCAAAACAGAAGAGAATAGAAATACAAAAAATAAAATAATAAAAAACCACATAACAGGACCTTCGTAATCGTAAGGTTCAGGGTTCAAGCCTTGATATTCACTAACAGAAATCATTAAATCATTATTCTTGTCTATATCGTTAAACTCAGAAGAAGCAGCTGGCTCGGGTGCTGGATTTGATTTAAAGGTCTTGCTAGGGCTGCAAGAGTATAGCAAAAACGTTACAAAAAACAAACACCTCATCTTCTTTTGCTTGGAATAGCATAAAAGCCCACAACCATGAAGCATAGATCCATAAAGGAGGCAAGCATCAATCCCCCCGTCATTTGAACCATTTCCCAATCCTTGCCCCCGAATACCCAACTAAAGAATCCCCACTTTGCTCCGTCGCCCTTTGGAACAACAACATTATATACTATGTGAGGATTCATTGCATAATATATCATTAAAAAACACATCGTAAAAGTGATACTCATAAACAAAATTCTCCTCGTTACCTTTACAAAAGGATCGCTCGAGTTTTTATTCTGTCCGTCAATCAATGCTTGTAGCATTTTATCATCCCTTGCTGCCAAAGCCAATTGATCTTGTCTTTTTTGCTCCAACCAAGAGTTAATTAGGTTGCAGGCGAGTTTTATACCCGCTCCAATGATTGTGTTAATGATTGGGCCCATGCATATATATACACTTGTTAAATTTTAAAAATATTTATTTCAGTGTAATATAAGTTAATGTCGCAAAAATCAATACTACAGCTTCTCAGTAAAAGCTTAAACTCCTATCAATCAACATGCTGGCTTAAATCAGAAAATGCAAAACTAAATGGATCGACTCCAGCTGAATTAATGATGGACAATAAAACAGACAAGGTAATTAAAATATTACCAGATGAAATTAAAAGAATAAAAAGTAAAAAAAATATTAATTAATATATATCCACTTTTTAGTATTGTTTGCGTAAAAATAAGGATAGGTCTCAGGGTTTGCCCAGATCCACCCATAGTTTATGATATAACCCCACACGCCATCCTTACTGTCTGACTGGACATACATCCAGTAGATTTTTGCGTGGTAAATCCACCCATTTGAGAATGGTAAATAATCTCCAAGCCAAGTACTCTGCCATCCAAGCGAGGTAACTTCTTCCTCAACTTCTTCTTCAACTTCTTGGGTAGCTGATTGGGTATTTTCAGAATTTGTTTCATCGCTGACGTCAGGCCCAGTAGATTTAGACAATAATTCTTGATCAAAATACTGGGCTGCGATTGTTGTTTCGAGAACTAAGGAAAGGCAATCTTTATTGCTTGACTGAGAATGAATTTCTTTGATTGAGTTATCGGTTTTAAATTGCCAAGATAATATCCTGAAAGTTCGATTATGCTCATCGTTCCTGATCCATCCTCCGCGATCATCCTTTTGGTAATCTGTATTTAAGGAGTTATCCCATGCACACCCATAAATTAATGTGTCCTGGGATAGATTTAATTGGCTAATTTGTAGGGTTGATTCGCTTGACACGGTCTTGTTATCAACGATCCACGCAATATCGACCACGATAGGATCTACAACATTAATTTCTAAAGTGTTAGTGTTATTTACGCTAGAGTTTGTTTCTGTATAGCTGTCTATTGGCGAAACATATTTATAAAGCTGCAGAATAATTTGCTCTCTATTTACCGCGTGAAAATCTCCAGTATTTGAATTGTTCATTAATCCGTCATACGAAGTTGGCTTAAAATAGTTTGCTCCTTCTTTTTGGTATGGCTCATTAATTTCATATCCACGAAAGGAATCTTTGTACCCAATCCAATGGCCCCATCTCTGCCTTGCTTCTTCTGATGATCTTGCCATGTTAAAAGCATAATCATACATATATTCTTGTATAGTAGTTTGGTATTCATCTCCCGCCATGCCCAGGGTATGCCCTATCTCATGCGAGACTATACTTGTCCATGGTGCAGCATAGATTAAGCTTGTAGAGCTTCTATCAAGCGCTGTACCGAGCCCAAAAACCCTATTTGTTAGAATGGTGGTGCATTCATTCCCTATGTTGAGTCCATTTGTGATCGATAAGCATTTTAACCAATCATTCCAGCCATCCCAATATCCAAGATTAAAATCAAGCCCAAATGCAGAATTGTTAACGTCTTTTATATCGTCTGGATTATTTAAAGTGCTAACAAGGTCTATTCTATGAACATTAACAAAATTTTTATACCTATTCCAGAAGGCGTAGTTGCTTTGCATCCCCGACCATATGGTTTCAACATCTTCTTCATAATCAACCATCTCATCAGCGAAATATCTATCACCGATAAATACTAAATCTAGTCTATTATCAGACGATCCGCTATTATGAATCGTTTCATAAGAATTCGCAAATAAATTAAAATAAAAAAATGTAAGTAGTAAATAATATCTCATCTATGAATTATCTCATATATTATGAGACAAGTCAAGATTATATTTTCTAACTTGGCACGATTGAGACTTGCCCAGTCAGCCCGCATTTTTGGATGCCAAGCTGAGTTCTGATGGTTAAAGAGTTTTTCGTGCAAGATACATGCATAAGTAAATTTCTTCTCATCCTGTGTGCCGAGACCATTAGTCCTGACTGTATTTGTATCTCTGATCCCCCCACGGTTATTGATTGCCCACCAAAGGAAATCACATTCAATCCAGCGATTTTGGTTATGACAAAGTCGCGGGATTGAATGGCTTTAAGTGCCTCATGCCGTGTTACTCTCATATTTAATACTCCTGCAGAAGTAGTGTCAAACATATTAGTTACAGTGATTGTTTTATCGGTGCCAGTCCAGTTTTCTGAGATAACAGTTGGTGCGCCGGTCGAAGATCCATAAGAAACGGTTGTGCTAGAGTTTATGAGTTGATCGACGGTTACTTTATATGTTGAGCCATCCGCCTTTTGTATGATCAAGAAATCTGAAGCTGCGTCAATATTGCTTCCGATTAAATCTAAGTCTTTAATTTGCTTGTTTGCCATATAATCATATATACACTATTTCTAATTAATAAAAGGTTCCTGCAGAAACTCTCTGCATTTTATTATTGTATAATACATATTATTTTAACTACATTCTATTAAAAAATAATTTCAAACATAGAATATATTATATATTACATTACTATATTACATGAACAATCAATTGGGCGTAACGAGTATATTGCTTTTATTATTTTATGTGGGATGGTTTGCATGGGACCAAAGAACAATAATAGAAAAACAAAATCAAGAAATAATAAAATTAAACCAACAATTAATATTTAAAAACATAGTATTGGACGCTGCGCTTCAAGATATAAGTGAACCAGTTAATAAACAAATATATAACGCGCCGCAAAAATACCTTAAATTTTAAACATGATATCAACGATAGATACCAGCAAGATCAAAAGTTCTGAGATTGCATCAAAACTAAACGAATTAGTTGCCCAGACAAATTCGAACGAAACCCTAATTGAGGATCACAGATCAATTAAAATAATTGATTATGCTCTTTTTGGACCTTTTGGGTTTAATTCAAATATTATTGCCTCAGGAAATGCTACGTCGTTTGTTAATATAAATTTAGCCTCTCACTTTAGTAGCGCAGGAGATAACACTTACAATGGAGAAAACAACGTTTTATTATCTATACTTCATCAGGGAAATGCTTATCCGGCACATGCATGCTACGCATTTACAAGCTATTCGGCCAACCCGTCGAGTTATGGAGGGCTTGCTCATAGAGTATTTCAAAATAATTCAGACAAATCTCAAACCATGGGTAGTTTTGCAATCGTACCAGTAGTCACAGATTCAAATGGAACTAAATTTCTACAATTTAAAATCCATGATCCAGCCGGAGATGCTGGACATTCTAGCGTATATGAATATCATGTCATAGGTTATGCAAACTAATTTTATATTTGACGCAATTGAACTACTCGTTCCTGGAGCGCGCTGGACATTATGCCCAGATGGATCCGAAAAAAACTTAATCGAACAAATCAAGTGGACGAATTTAAACGGGCGAGAAAAACCAACCCAAGAACAAATTGAACAAGCAATTGAAGAGTGCAAATCAAACATAGTTCCTTTTAAAAAATTACGAAGTTTGAGAGATCAAGTTTTATCTGAATCCGACTGGGTGGTAGTTAAGTCGATTGAAAAACAAGAGCCTGTCCCCAAAGAATGGAAGGAATATAGACAAAAACTTAGAGACCTTCCAAAAACAGAAGCTCCAGAAATTGATGAACATGGAAATTTAAATTTAAAAAAAATAAATCTTCCTCAAAAACCACTTTAATTTTCAAAAATAACTTATATTATATAATATGACAACAGCAACAACAGAACAAAAACAAGAAGAAACAGATAACGCGGCCGAAGAAGGGCAATATACTCCAGAGCAAAATATTGCAATAACTCATTTAGCAAACAAAATGCTTGGTAATGTAAATTTATCAGAAGCATTCTCGCTTATTCCACTTGGTCAAATAATTAATTTAGTTCAACAACAAGTTATTCAACAAGCAAAAAAGCAAGTTGAAGATATGAGCGACGAAGAAATTAAAAAAGCAATCGAAGAAGGAGATGCCGCTCTAGCAGAAGCTCAAGCTGCTCAGCTTCAGAATTAAGCTTTTAGACTCTGGGGTTATTGCACCCGCTGTTCAAATAAACATAAGTACTAAACTAGTAACAATATTCGTGGGGGAACAGGCCACATAAATTTTATCATCAACCTGACCACCGCCGGTCGCCGCCGGGCCCATTCCCCAGTAGACACGAGATTGATGACCATTAACACTTGCAATTACGCGGTATGCTGAGTGTTGCCACGCAAGGATTCCTGTATTTTGAGGAATACTCGCCCCTGTTGGAAAATTACTGTAATCTGGCATTTCCGCACCTAAAATTAAAACGGTTGATGTCCCAGGGGGTACGGTAATGCCGGTTCCGAGACTAGATAAGTTGTGGTTGCCACCGAAACTGCTTAAACCACCCGCGGTGACAGCGTATCTATTGACACCACCGGGGGAAGTTCCGCCACCGACAATTCCGCTACCGCCACTTCCTGAACTCACAATTCCATCATAAATTACTTGGCCGCCTGCTGTACGCCTTGTTAATGTTTTGCCTGCGACTGTTACGGAGGCCGTTGAGTTGTCTGTTATTGTGGTTTTAATGCTCATTTATTGTTGTATTATAATTTTATTCCTCTGTATATGATTTAGTTGTCCCATTTTCATAAAATACCTTGCAATTTTTGCCCTCAATAACAACTTTTGAAATTCCATCTCTAGGGTTTTTGTAAGTAACGTCTTGGATTTCGCCAATCTCGCCTAGATTTGCTGTGCATTTATACATATTATATAAGACTTTAGCTTCGTTTTCTTTGAGAGCTTTATGTAATTCGTCTTCATTTATTATATCATTGGGAATATCATTCATAATCAAAAGTGTATGGGGTTATTGCAGTTCCATTTGGTCGACCTGCTATTATATTAAAGGCGCAACCCATTGCAGCAACGGACATAGTAGAACCGTCATCGCCAGTTCCATACCTAACTGGGTTTAAATTTACTGAAATACTAGATCCGCCATTCCAACGGGCAGCGACCATCCAGCGAGTATCATATTCATTGCTTGGATCATAACCCTGGCCATACTTGTGATGGCCTTGGCCAAACCAAATATCCCAACGACTACTACCATAGTAAGAAATCGAACTTGGCCATATAACTCGATCTCTTGTTCCATAGATCCATTCGCCAGCTTCAGTTAAAGGAAACCTTGTAATCTCTACAAAAACAGAGTAGTGCCCATTATTGCTATCGTAATGATCTTTTATACTTTGTTCAGTAGCCATAGTCAAAGAGTTTGGGTCTCCGTTTCCGTGATTGACAGTAGACCCTGTACCAATTGCGATATAAAGAATTCCATCTAAACGATAAACTTTCCACGCTAGATCTGCGTTCCAAAGGCAACCATATCCTGCAACATTTTTTGGATTAGTTGAATGCCTATCTCCAGTTAAATATTCTTCATCTTCTGGGGTGCTTGAATTAGCTTGAATCCACGCGTTCGTTGGGGCGCCAACATAAACATACGTGGCTGCATTATTCTCGTCGAACCATAAATATCCTTCTTCTGGGCTGGTCGGAGGAACATTTCCAACAGTAACGCTTGAATTGTCAGAAATTAATTCATTGATTTTCGTGCGCATGGCATCAGAATCAACTTGATTTGGGCTAACTGGAAGTGGATCGATTGACATGTTTATATATATACACTTTTTTTAAGTAAACCAATAGCCTGGACAAAAAGAGCCGCAATTAGTGTTGCCGTCAGACCAAGCACTTCCAAAAATTTCGGTTTGCGCGTAGTTTGACGCTAGGGATTCCCGCTTTGTCGTTGGGGCCCAAAAATAAGGTAAATTTTGCTGACCAATAACTGGCTCATTGATCCAAATATAGTATAACATACTTCCTTCTGCAAGAGGGTCTGAGTTATAAGCTTCAATTCCCTGGGCGTTATAATATCCTCTCGCCCAGTATCTGTCTTGATTTAACGTAAAACTCCTTGTCTCGTGCAGCCATTCTAGCAAATTTTTCGCAGTGTTTCCGCCAAAACCATTGGACTTATTGTATATTGCGGTTACACCTCCCCAATTATCAGGAAATAATAAAGATCCATCTGCGTATCTTAAATTCCAAGTGGTGTTAACTATATTTTGCTGGCCCATCCTAGGTCCAAAAGGAATTGTTCCCCAATCAAAAGTTGCAGTCCCATCAGCGTTGTGTGTATACTTTAAGCTACCTGGTGAACTAGTAGGTCCATTGTAGACATCGTGCGTCGCGACCGTGGAGTGCAGTTGCATAGTTGCAGTTACACTTAGCTCTCCGGTGTCTTGACTAGTGTCTTGACTAGTGTCTTGACTAGTGTCTTGACTAGTCGTTGATATAAAAGAATCTGCTTGAACCCACGCGTTAGTTGGGGTATTAACGTAAACGTATAGATTCGCAACACTTTCATCAAACCATAAATCTCCTTCTCCTGGACTAGCTGGAGGAGTATCTCCAACAGTAACGCTTGAATTGTCAGAAATTAATTGATTAATCTTTGTGCGCATGGCATCAGAATCAACTTGATTTGGGCTAACCGGAAGTGGATCGATTGACATGTTTATGTATACACTTTATTTTAATTTTTTTAATCTATAAATTATATCGCTTAAATTTTCATAGTTTATACGATCTGTTTTATAGTTTGCTCCATGAGTAGTTTTTATTGTATATCCACGTTGTTTTTCACTATCAAGAACTAATTGAGAAATAAAATCATGCGCACCATGAGATTTTAACCAATTCCAGTATATCGCACGAGTGCCAGGTTTACATTCAAGTAAAATATCTTCAAAAATAAATAATTTACTAAATAATGTAACATCGCGAAAACACGAGATTTCGCTGGGCGGCTCACTTAAGCAAGACTCTATAATCAAAATCATGTAAAAAATTACACACAATATCAGCCTTCGCTATCTTCTGTGCTACAATCCTGTTGGGTGATTCCCCGTATCGCTTGAGCTTATAGTCTGAGCACTTTCAAACTGTTGGGTCGAGGTGAAGTTTTCATCTATAGTTAAATTTGCATCCCAACCATTTATTAAATGTCGCTCCCTCGGGTCTGTATTTAATTGGAATACCCTTCCTGATCCATCCTTAACAAGTAATGTACTATTGCCAATTGCTGAGATTTCAGACACGTCAGTAAGTCCAAGATTTTCAAATCTGCTAGGGTACACAGGATTAGTCTGAACGGGATTTCTTGTTGAGAAATCTTCACTCCAAGATTGATTTGGATTATTAGAATTGTAGTAGCCCGCAAACTCCGGCCAAGCCTGTTTTTTATATGAGTCTAAGGTATAATACTTGGTCAGAAAGTTGTATCTAGTATTAAAGCCAGCAATCCTTCCATTTATGTAAAGATTCCAGTCAAATCCTTCTGATGTATCAACAAGAAGGTTAGGGGTGGTAATGTTTTGAGTTATGGGGCCATAATTAAACGCACTACCGGCGGTAATAGCTGTACCGCTTACGAATGTAACCCCGTTAGTCTTGTCGGTTGCCATATTAGGGTCGAAAGTATTAGTAGTTTGATTTGTCGGATTTAAAAAGCTAAATCTATCAACATAGCCAATTGGCCTCCACACCGCACCACTAGCAAGTAATGTCCCGTCAGATTTTAATATAAAAATAGCAGATTCAGTACATGCGATATCCTTGATGCCCGTAATTTGATTTCCGTGATGGTCGTATTTTATATGCACCGGACGCGCAAACCATTGACCCCATGGTGACCACCTGTGCATCACAGTTTCACTCGTGTTTGAAGAGTAAGCCTCACTGAACTGTTTTCTTTCGTGAGCTATGGATTCAAGTGTTGAGCCCGCATACGGGGTAATGTTAACCGCTGGCGAGACTTGCAGTGTATCAGTCCACTGATTACTCGGCGCTGGACCTGAAGTATAAGTTTTATTAACATAATCTCTATTTATTCCGTAATCACCAACCCCAAGCTTGCCATATTTATTAGAACCCCAAGCGAATAAATTTCCATCAATTACAGCTACATATGAACTTTCATTCATCATGTCAGAACAGGCGTCAGTTGACTGCTTGGAAAACGTGTATCTAGAATCATACCACTCATATATTCCAGCATCACCGGGCTGTCGACCATTAGTGCTATTAAAGCATTCTTCCAAAAAAGGATAATTGTGATTTAACCAATATGACCAATGCCATTGAAAGTGAGATTCGTAATGGTAACTATCGGTTGTCCCTGTTAACTGTCGGCGATTAGATTTTGCAAGTTTAACAGTATCTGGTTTTTTTATATATCCACTAGCGTCATGCAAACTATCCCATAATGCTTTATGAGTTGGATGCATATATGGCGCAGGCTTTTCGGTTCTGGTGAGTACCCAATCCTGCCCCTGTATGGAGCTGGTGTTGCTGAAATTATAATCATTGCTTTTGTCTGTAATATTAAATGTACCAGACTTACCGGGATTAATTAGTCTCGGGGCGTGCGACATTGCCTTGTAAGTGTCCGAACCCAACTGCCTGGTGTAGGAGAACCCACCGTCAGCGTCTAACTTGGCGTAGATCTGACTTTCCCAATAGTCAAGACTAGCAAGTTGATTGTACGCATCAGGGTTGGCTTCGTATTGTTCCTTGGTAATATTGGCCCCGAGTTGCAAATTTCGATTCATGTAATTAAGAGATGAATATCCTCCCTGCACTATCATTATCTTGTATCCTACCGGCCCTGCGCTTTCTACATGGTATCCTTTCCAGACTGAGTCACCCTTCATTGGGGTTACATGAAATCCTATGCCTCCTTTACCGGAGGACTTAAGCATTTTATTCTTTGAGTACATGTAGGCAACTGGTGTACCACTTGACGAGTTTTGCACTTTCCCGACATTCTTCCACTGTTGGAAATGAGGCAAATAAAGAGAGGAAAACGGTGAAGATATCTTCCAATTTTCTTTCTGTGGGAAATTTAAAAGGCCTTCCCAAATTGGAGGGTCGTATACGGAGTTATGCCTAAAGCTACCGGTTTGAATAAAATGGATACCATTGACTGTACGGATTGCTATCCCAGCTGCTCGGGAATCATCGATAAAATTCAATCCGTTATTTAATGTAACGGACCAATCTCCTCCGGCACCAACATAAGTTGACGGCAATGCCGTTGTTCCATTAGCGGACCACCCACTACCACTTTCCGTATCAGTTGACAACCATACTCCCGCCTCTGTGTAAGGATTAGTGGGACTACCAGTCCCAACTGTCAATTCCATAACCTGTTTCCATTGTTCGCCATTTCCATAACGAGAATATACGCTCCCTGTGAAAGTTATTATAACTTCAACCCCATTGAGATAAAAGTAATCCTTTATTCCAGGAATACCCGATGGTAAGTCATCCTTTATATCGGTAAAATAACCTGGAGCAGCCTTAATTGCTATGCTATTTGTGGAGTTAAACGCATTGGGAGTATAAAAAATACCGCCCCCACCCGCTTGAGTTCCTTTGATTTCGCTACTAGTAGGGACGAAATTTTCGTACAATAGTAAATTCTCCCCAGGTATTAGCCTTGCACTCTGGACTGGCGATGGGCTATTCGTATAGTTCGCTCCAGAAAATTCACTAAGAGCGTGCGGTTCGATAAAATTACCATTCGGAAGTAAGACATCATTCGCCTGAGAAGTCGAAAATAAGCCAACTAGGGAAACATCGCTTTCTCCTATATTAATTCCATCTTTACCGTTTAGAAATTGGCGAATAGCATTTATTGATTTTTCTGAATCTGAGAATGTTTCCATATAAAGTGTTACACGTTAATTTATTAACTTAAAAATATTAATAACCCAATAACAACAGCTAGCCCCACAACGATCCAAGGAAGACGATGAACAAATTTTTTCTTTGGCTCTGGCTCTGGCTCTGGCTTTGGTTTCGGCTCTGGCTTTGGCTCTGGTTTCAACTCTGGTTCGTCTCCTCCGATCAGTTTTTCAACATCAATAATTCCATATCCCCAGTCGTTATCTCTACCAATTTCGCCTTTGTCTTTTGTATATTTTAATAAATGTTCTCTTATTTGTTCTACAGTTTGGCAGTCATTTTTATTTTCTGTTTTTTCTTGTTTTTTATGTTTTGATAACATTAATGCTACAACACCAACTAAAAAAGGACACGCCATACTTGTGCCGCTCAGACTTCGATATATATTGTTTATAAATGTGCTATATATTCCTACGCCAGGAGCAGCCCATTCTACTTTTTCTCCGCGAGAAGAGAAATTTGCAATCTTTCCATAGCGATCATGGGCAGCGACCGCGATTGTTTCCTCAAATGCAGCGGGCCAATTAACTCCGCCAGATCCAGTGTTTCCTGCAGCACAAATGACAGGTATATTCATTTTATATAATGTTTTTATTTTTTCATGTAAAAGATTAGAGGGGCTTCCGCCTCCTAAGCTCATTGATACAATATCAGGTTTAACTTTTATAGCATAATCAAGAGCAGCCGCGAGACCATTGTAATTTCCTCCGCCAGATTTACCTAAAGCTTTTACGCAGATAACCTTTGCTTTTGGAGCAACGCCAACCATTCCAACTTCATTATTTTTTGCGCAAATGATTCCCACGCAATGCGTTTGATGCCCATTTTCATCCTTGAGGGGTTCGTTTGGGACGAAATTTTCTCCGGGAATTGCGTTATCCCCGACGTCTGGATGTTCAACCATTCCAGTGTCTATTACAAGAACGGTAATTCCCTCTCCTTGGGTTATCTTCCAAGTTTCTGGAACGTTTGATTGAGTTAATCCCCAGTCAATTCTTTGACTTAGGCTGGTTAATTCTTCATTAACTTCTATTTTTGGTAAATATGTTTCTTCGTTCATTTTTTATTTTGTATTTTTGTTATTACATATTTTAATATTTCACTTCTCATTATATCTTCTGCTCCAAAATGAAATGTATGAATTCCTCGCTCTTTGCTTTCTTGATCATCAAAAATAGAATACATATCTGCAAATCCACTTTTTCCATTGATATCGCTTTGCATTGGATCGCCGCAAATGATTAATTTACTGCCGCGACCAAGTCGGGTCATTAAAGTAGTAAGCTCCTTGAATGTGAAATTCTGAGATTCGTCCGCGATTACGATTTCGTCCATCCAACTGGCGCCGCGAAGGTAATTTACAGGCATACCTTTTACAATATCCTTTTCTTTTAAAATGCTGGCTTGGCCAGGAACCAAAAGCTCATCAAGCTTTTCATTCATGGGCATCATATATGGATTGATCTTCTCGGCCATTTCTCCAGGAAGTGCGCCAAGGCTTTTTTCGCCACTTTCTGCGATTGTGCGTACATATGTGATGCCGCGATCATTATTCATATTATATAATTGTAATGCTCCATATATTGCTATATAAGTCTTACTTGTGCCCGCAGGGCCACTGATGAATACAATACTGGTCTCTTTATCAAATATTATTTTTAATAAAGCTAGTTGTTTGTCGGTTAGACTTAGTTTTTTCAGCTTGACGTTTCTTTTGTGCAGAGAGGATGCGATTTTCTTAATCTCATCCTCGTCTGTTATCTCGGGTTTTTTACGTTTTCGAGCCATTTGATTATATAAAAATACACTATTTTTTGATAGTGGTCGGATTTTTTTTGGATCGACGAATATGTTATAATTTATTAGACTCATTTTCATATTGAAAAAAGGCACCCCCCGCACTTTGTGCACAATACAATTAAAAAATGAATCCATTTAATGGGTAGGGTCTAAAGGGGGTAGGGGGTATAGTGCAATAAAATAATTGAATCTTTCTTCACTTTTTTTTTCGTTTTGCTTGACTTACTGACTCAATCTGATACTCTTTAAGTATAGTTAACAATAAATAATACAATAAAAAAATAATATGAATTACGACATACTTCTTTTAATCCTTCCTTGGTTGTTTCCTTTCTTCCTAATGTTTCGGTCTATGACTGACAAACAAGCAGATCTTTTTAAAGATAATAATAACGAAAATAAAGTAAAATAAAGTTTGCGTTTCCTTGGTTTATGTGTTACATTGTATGTATAAGATAAATTAAATAGTAACAATAAAATAATAAAAAATATGTATAAGAAAAATGATATCGTACTCGCAAGAGATAATAAAACTTACCAAGTGATCAAAGAGTTCTCAGACGATCGCCTAGGCAAACAAGTACTTTGCCGTCTGTATCGCTCACAGAAGAGAGTGGCTTGGTATCCTCGCAACATTAGAATACACCCTTTATTCGCTTAAAGCTTGACTCTATCATTTAAACACTATACTATAATAACATCATGAGAAAAGTAACACAACAAATTAAGCAAGCATTTAATCAAGGCACATCCTTAAAGGTGGGCAATACACGCACGGACGGTCAGACCGTTTGGTTGCATGGTAACGCTATCGTCAAGCGTGACGCTGACGGCTTGGTCAAATGGTCGCTTGCAGGTTGGAACACACCCACCACACGCGAACGCGTCAACGGCATAGCAAATGCAGATGTTTGCCAATTCAAATTCGAGCCTGTACTAAATGGTCAAGTGATTGACTCATCCGATTGGTTCATTTCGCCACCCAAGTTACCCGATCTCCTAGTGTTCTAAGCTCTCACATAGTTGACCTATACAACAGCCCACTATGTGGGCTTTTTTGTGTCCTATCCTGCCATAGCATTGTGCAGTCAGTTATGTCGTAAGGTCTTGAACATCAACGACTTAGGAAAAAAATCCCTGGGCGGTTTTCCGTAACTCGTTGAATAGCAACAACTTACAACAGAATCGATACAGATTCCGTGCCAACTTCGCAACAAAATCGCAACAGGATTGTGCAAAAACATAGTTGAAAGGTAAGTGAGAAAAAGCTTGTGTTTTGCCGTTTTGTCTGATACATTGTATATATGATTAAGAATAATAAAGTTGAAGAAATAAGACAAGAATTAAATTTGGATCTCGACCTTGGCTTGGCATTGGCTGAAGCTGAAGGTAACTTGAACCACTTAGCCCGTGAGTCAAATTCATCCGATTGGCAAGGCACAATCACGCAAGGCATGACAATCCTTGACGCATTAAACGCAGTACAAAAAGCTAGAAAAGCCTTTCAACAAATAAAACAAAATAAATCAAAATAAAGTTTGACTTTTACAAATAAATGCATTAGATTATACATATGATTAAGAATAATAAAAAAATACAAGTAAGAATAAAAGAATGGTCAACCCATACATCAGTAAAGATCTTCGATCAAGGCATCGACTCAAACGGCAATGATCGCCCACGAGTTCGCACGGCATCAAGTCAATCGCATCTCAATAAGATCATGCGAGACGAAGGCTTAAATCAGTTTCGCTTCAATGTCGTCTTTCAATAATAAGAAAAAAAAAAGTAAAATAATACTTGACTTTCAACCAAAACTAGATTAGATTGTATATATGATAAAGAATAAAACATTCGTAGCAAGCGTTCATGTCTCTTCCCTCGATGGTGAAGCAATTTCCTTATGGAATAGTAATACTAAGT